ATTCACTGGTTTCACTGGGGACGCAATTAAGATTTATCCTGATGATGGTGAAATTAGTTCAACAGCAAATCTTCAGATTTGGGCTAACTCGGGCGGCAATACTGAATACAGTTGGACATTTGACAATGCAGGTACATTAACATTGCCTCAAGGTAGCCAAATAAGTGAAACTGCCAATGTTGGCACTAATATCACAGCCAATGGTCGTACTTGGACGTTTAACGTAAATGGTACTCTAACATTACCGGGCGATATTATAACTCCTAACGGTGCCAACGCAGTGTCCCCCGGTACACCTGGTGCAGCCGGTGCTCCGTTAACGATTACTGCTGGTACAGGTGGTGTTGCAGCAACTAGTCTTAATTCTGGAGCAGGTGGTGATCTAACAATCACTGCAGGTGATGCAGGTTCCAATATTGGTAATCAGAGTTGGGGAGAAGTAGGCGGAGACCTCACACTAAGAAGTGGAAATAGCACAGGGCCATATGTAGGTGGCAATGTTGCAATATATAGTGGTGCTGGCCCAACTGCTCCTGGCGCAATAACTTTGAACACCGGAACAAATCAATGGAATTTTGGTGGTTCTGGTAACTTAACACTACCCAACAGTGCTACTATCATTGCACCGAATGTAAACGACTTGACACTACGAGTAACAGGTCAATATAATATCTGTACATTACTAACTGGTGGCAGTGGTTACGGTGGTGGCGGAAGTTCTTCTGCTATTTCCGGAGGCACAGGTACAGGTATGATAGTAGGTTACGGTTATGGTTTAAGTGGTCAGGTTGTTAACGTTGGTGTAACTGATCCGGGCACAGGTTATTCCGAAGGTGATGTATTGACTATGACTGCTGGTAATGGTGGGGCAACATTTGTAATAACCAAATATAATACTGCTGCCAATGCCGGTAATAATAATACTGCTCCGACTGATTGGACATTCGGCGTTGACGGTAACATAACATTACCAAATAATTACTCAAGTATTAACTATGCTAACGGTAGTCCATACGGCGGTGGCGGTGTTAACACAGGCAATGTAACATTTAGCGACCAAATTGTAATAGGCACTGGCAGCAATGATGGCAGTGGTGGATTGTATTTGGCCCCTGGAAATGCTAGTATTGCTAATAGTGCAGTACAATATTTAAGAGTGCGTGGAGGTGATGTTGCCACACACATTCACCTTGATACAGGCAACAACGCTTATTTTGACCAATACTTTGGTGATGACGGCAAGTATGTAAAACTGGCTAATACCGGCAATGTTGTGATCGGCAGTGATGATGCCAATGGAAACTCAGCACAATGGACATTTGACACAACCGGCAACGCAACATTCCCGGCAAACGGAACAACAGCTTTACATAATATCACAGGCAACGGTTTAGCATTGTTTGGTCAAGTTCATATTGGTGGCAATTTAAATTATGCAGAAAGTGCAAATCTAATAGTAGTAGAAAACAAAGATGGTTTTGCGGATATCATAGCACAGAATCAAAATGCTGGCGGTAACGCCTCGATGAACATAGTTCTTGTCAACAACGATCCTGGTAATGTTTACATGGCTGTCGGAGTCAATTCAAGTAATTTTACTCCATTCTACAATACTCTATTTGAAATACCTGATGCTGGCTATGTTAGTCACAGTACCAACCAAGTGATGGGACCGCAGAGCGCCGAATCTGGTGAATCTAGAATGTTCTTTACCTACAGTAGTGGCTCTTACGCATTAGAACTTAATGAGCACGGGGCTATTGGATGGGGTGCTAGTTATAATGGCAATCTAACACAAGGTAATTTTGGTAATGTTGGACAAGTATTAACCAGCGCAGGTGAAAACAGTGCTCCAAGTTGGACTAATATACCAGCGCCAACAGTAGCACAAGATATCAGTTCTAACGGTGCTATGAGTATAATGACATATGATGGTAATCTAAAATATGTAAACTATGCTACAGTTGAACCAAGTACTGGCAACATCGCTGGTGGCAACATCTCAACTACTGGTGTTGTAACTGCTAATACAGCAAACATTACAACAGGTAACATCACTACTATCAATAGCGGTCTATTACAGAATGGTAACTCAAACATCACTATTACTAGTAACGGCAATGTTTCAATTCAATCAGCCGGGAGCAACGTTGAATTAGTAGTTACAAGCACCGGTGCTAATGTTACTGGTACATTTAATGCTACAGGTAATGTTACCGGATCATATCTAATATCAACCAATGCTTCGGGTAATGAAGGCGGTGAGATTTCATTGGCACAACCACCAAATGGAAATTTATTAGGTGGTATTACTATTGATGCATATCAAAATACATTGCGAATGTTTGAGCAAGGTGGAACTGCAAGAGGCTTATCAATAGATATTGCTAATAGCCCGGCTGGTGGTGGCACTGCAATAGGTTATAGAGATATTCCTCAAGTGGCTGCTGGCAACGTTACATTGGCTGCAACCGATGCAGGTAAACATTACTACTCAACTACTGCTGGTAACTTGACATTGACTATTCCATTGAACTCAACAGTTCCATTCACTACTGGTACAGCAATCAGTATTGTTGTTCAAGCGGCAGGTAACATATTAGTGAATGCGGCAAGTGGTGTTACATTGTATATGGCAGGCAACAGTACAGCGGCTAATCGTGTAGTTGGTGGTTATGGTATGGCAACACTAATGAAAGTAGCAAGTGATACTTGGTTCATTAACGGTGCAGGAGTAGCATAATGGCAGGCGCAATGTTGGCTATGATGAATAATGTAGCAGGTGTAAGCTATACTGCACTTGCTGGTAGCCTACAGTTTAACGGAAGCAGTCAGTATCTTAGTATGTCGCCAGGCGCCGCATTAGGTACCGGTGCTTACACCATAGAAGGTTGGTTCTACAACAATAGTACCTATGCTACTCAAAAGGCATTTGTTGCTACAGATCAGGGAGGTGCTCTAAGTCTATTCAACACTGATGCACAGTCATTGACCCTGGACAAATATGGTGGCGGTGGTGCTAGGACTTATACCTTTCCCAGTAACACCTTACAAGTCAATAAGTGGCAGTATATCATATTAAATCGTAATGCTAGTACTCAAGTAGAAACAATGTGGATAGGCACTTTTGTCAATACCAGTGCTTATGTCACTTGTAGTCGTGCTACCGGTGCCGCAGGCGGAACCAGTGTTAGCGGTGGCACACAAGTCAACAATCTTGATTACACGGGTGTTTGTAACTGGATAGGCAGATTCTATGGCGGATATTGGTCTGGCTTTATAACCAACCTTAGAATCACTGTGGGCTCAGCAGTGTATAACAGCACCAGTAGTACGGTGACAGCACCGTCGGCACCATTGACTAGTTTGGCTAACACTAAGTACCTGATGTTGGGTGCGGCAGTTACTACAGACACCTCAGGTACACAAACTGTAACTAACAACAATACAGTTACACAAACTTCTACTAAACCATATTAATAGAAAACACAAAAAAGCCCCTTGCGGGGCTTTTTTATTTCGATGGTTGAAGTGTCCTATCTAACATGAACTCGGTGTATTTTTGCATACACATTGCAGGGATGTTGTCCCAGTGTTCTTCAAGATAGAAAGGACAATTTTTGGTCCATTGATTGGTTTTGATATAATGTTGCAACTCACGCAAATCCTGCTCATTAGAAGGATCAAATAGTCGTCGTGCATTTACATCGGTCAAACGAAAATATTGCATAATTAGTAAGGACCACTTAGTGGTCCTATTTATTACTCCGCAATAGTTTCGGTTGAGGGTGCAGTTTCAGTTACTGCTTTTTTACCACGAGCTTTAATAGCGTCGAGGCTAGGCTTAGATGCTTTGACCTTAACGGTGCCTTTCTTTACTTCTTTTTCACGATCGGCGAGACTATCACTGATAGTTGCCTGATCCTCAGCAGACTTGAACATGTCATGTGCCTGCATATACTTGAGTGCCTCTACCTTAGTCATCTCACTGGGCAACTCAATAAAGTCACAGCGAGCAGCGCCGCCTTTAGTGAATTGTTTAACACGGCGAACCATGTCATCAGTGAAACGAACCTTGGCATTACCATTGTGAACAGTGATACCAGCGACTTTGAAAGTTTGATTAGCCATTTTGTGTTTCCTTTACAGTTAGACTAAGTTGATAAAAATATGTCTTTCGACACAGTTATAATGATAACACAAGTAACTGTTATTGTCAACCACTTGTGTTACCAAAATTCTTATTGAGGGATTGCAGTCTCGGACAACAACAGTCGTCCATATTGTGCTTTAGCCATTTGCAAAGCATTATATCCATTATCGGCTTCGATCATAACACGCATTAGACCAGCACCGGGTTCATCTTTAAGACGCACAAGAACCATAAATTTCATTTTAATTTCCTTTAAGGGTGAATTTTTTCAACAACTTTTTAGCATCAGTTACATCTAATATATCATCATGCATTGACGCAACCTGCACAGTGATTTCTTTTTTAGCCTGATCTAGTAGTTCATTAGCATATTCCCTATCAGTAAAACTAATTGATTGATACCAATCAGCAAATTCATTAGTAGACAAGGACAACATAAACTGTAGGTTATATTTATCTTTATCGTTCATTTTATTTGCTTAGGTTATAAGTTACACCATACAATTTAATAAATTCTTCAGGAGCTTGATCCTTATAAAGACTAAAAGCAAGATTAAGTACAGATTGCTTTGCTTTATCAAGGTCTTGTTTTATTTTGTTTCGTTGAATACGATAACCTTTTTCAAGCTTCTCACCATAATGCTTCATATTACCACGATGATCGGTCCATTCCAAATTAGTAACCTTATTATTATTTTTTACACCGTCAATATGGTTGACAATATTTTTTCCTTTAGGCTTTTTCAAATATACTTCAGCAACCAATCGATGAACAGTGGTGTTAGAAATAGAACCGTCATTCCGTGTCAATTTAATTCGTTCGTATCCATTAAAAACATTTGGTGTCATTTTTACTGGTTCACCATTTCGCCGAGTAGAATAAACTTCTCCGGACTTAGTAACAAAATAACCAGTAAAACCTTTAACAGGCTTCATTTCAATTTTAGACATTTTATTTCTCCAAAGTATAAGGCTTGTTCCACTTACCAATGTTGACACTAACATACCAACCCACATCAAAGTAGTCAGTTTGAATATCGGAGTTGTCGTGGTTGCCTTTGTTCATTACCGGAAACAGTTCCTTCAAGAAAGCAAGAGCCTTACCCGAAAAGTGTTCCTTGTACCAGTAAGGATTAACATCCACTGATTGATTCTTGCGGATGTAGTCAATTTGACTTTGATCCATTTTACGACCATGCATGACATTGGCATCAGTCTGAATAAAGTTCTCAATAAAATCAATTTTACCGGACTTGATATTCAAGACCAAGGTAGAATGATTACGGACAGCAAGAGTGCCCTTGACACCGTATTTTTTCAAGACAGCCTTGACCTTAGGGGCGATTTCTGATTTGCGTTCCTGAGACATATAAGCCATTTGTTTCTCCTGTGTTTCAAACTCAATACAAGTATTATATATCCAAAATGATTTATTGTCAACCTTTTTTAGGCGACATGATAGATGACACCTTGGTTAGTGGACACTTTAGTAATACCTTCTTTGGTCCAATCCTTCTCAAGGAGAGCCAATTGTTTCTTGTCACGAATATTGGCTTTGTGAACCTTGACACGAATCCACTTTTTGCAATTGGTAATACTAACTTCTTCGCAAGCATATACCAATTCAAGAGCCAATTTCATCCTTTCAGCCTTCAATTTTTGGCTATCCGAAAATCTTGAAGCATTAACTAAACTTTTCATTCGTGCGTCCCGCGCTGCAAACCATGCAAAACGACCAGCAGATTGATGTTCAGTTTCTTGAAACAACATAAAAAGCTCCGTTACTTAACTATCAATACAAGTATTATATAGCCAAAACGATTTATTGTCAACCTTTTTAAGAATTCATTGTTTCAAAAGGACTGAATACTTCAGTATTATTTTCTGAATTGTCCATGTTTTCGAGGGTATCATACACCCAAGTAAGCGGAATTTGTAGTTGTTTTGCGATTTTTGTAGGATGAATTTTATTATCCAACATTGTTCTAATATCAATATCCAACTCTGACATTTGACTCATAATTTACTCCTTAACACGGAGGACAGTGTGTTTGAACAGAAAACCTGCAAGAATATTCAGACCCCATGCTTGTAGCCAGGTCACTTCATTGATACCAGTCACAGCACCAACCAGACAACCGTTCCACAGCATGTAGACGGGCCAACTCAGTACAAAACTGAGAAAGATCAAAAACAAAATGCCAGAAACGACAGTAACAAATATTTTACTAAGATCCATGATTAACTCCTTAAGCAGCCTCTAGCATGTTGGCAGGGACTCGCCATTGCATGCCAAACATGCTACCGGTGTTCTCGCGCACGATAATGAATTTACGATTGACCTTTTCAACCGTACCGAGCACGGTCTTTCCACTGCGACTAGACACAAACTTAACCTTAGAACCCCTAACCATTGTGAACTTGTTTTTTTGTGCAAGTTGATTACGGGCAAATTTTATTGCCATTGTAATAGAATCCAATTGTTCATTGGTAAATTGACCACTAATGATAGTGCTATTGATTTCCTGAATCGTTGCCATAAAAACTCCTGTGTGTCAGTGTCAATACAAGTATTGTAAGCCCAAACTGATTTATTGTCAATCTTTATTTTTTCAGTTCCTTGCTGATGGTGTGTTGCCAAACTCGAAAATCATATGCTGTTTTAGTTACACCAACTAGAACAATGATGCTTAATGCAAGTGCAGTTTCCATCCACAAGTTATAACTAGCAATAATATTTACAACGATTCCGGCTGTGATGGCAACTGCAAACATGCCAACAATATCAATAAATGCTTTTTTCCTAACCGACAAATTCTCATATTTGTCCATGACTTTATTAATTAGAGACATAAGTTTCCTTTTCAAAAATTTCGTTTGTGATGATTATTCCGCCATATGCTTTTTGATAAGTTTCGGCGACGGATTTGATGAAGAAAGTGAATATTTTACCTTTACCTGTGACCAGAGTATATTTCATTCCAGTTCCTTATCTTCAATACAAGTATTGTATAAGAAAATGGATTTATTGTCAACCTTACAAAAAAACAAAATGGGCGCAATGCCCATTTTGTTTAGTAGCTACTCTTAGGTAGTGGCCACGAATTAGTAGTAGATTTAATAATATACTTATATCGAGGATCATTGCCATCTTCACGGTCACAATCACCCTTGTCATAACCTTCTTCGTAATCGTTACGATCTTTCCAGTTAGTAAAGTGGTCACTGTTGTTATAGTGATAATTATAACCGTCGCTGTAACCGCGATAGAACGGAGTAGAACCAAGTTTAGGTTCACGCTTGACAGGTACACTATTGGCGTTAGTCTGTACAGGCTTACTGAATTCAGCATTGTCATCAGGATTTACACCAACTTCACCGACCACTTCATAACGACATGCACGACCTTTAGCATCGTTGTAATCGCTAGGAATGGACACTACATCACGAGGATTGATTTTCACAATCACGGTACGAGCACCACTAAAGTGTGCGAGGTAACTGTGAGAGCAGAAATGCAAACCAGTAGAACAAGTTTGGTTGCGGTTGTCATCAACTTCATTGCGTTCCATTTCAACAATCTTACCAACACTGTTGTCCATAGTGCCACTATGAATGTCCTTGTAGTCCTCACGCACACGCTTGTATGCGAGGAAGTGACCATCAGGAGTAATCGGCAGACTATTCTTTTCAAGAAAACCATAAAGTTCATTAACCGCTTGACGAGAAGGGTTACTCATGAGGTTTTCCATGAAGTTAACAAGAGGCTCAATGGGAAACTCATCCTGCAGCATAGCAATCATGCGACTGGTCAATGCATTGTGCATGAGCTTACCCTTCCAGTAAAGGTCCTCACCTTGGATACTTACATTACCCTTGCCGTAATTTAGAACAACTTGTTTAGGTTCGATAATGTCCTTGACTTTATCCCAATCGCCTGCCTTGATACTATCAATTACCTTTTGATAAGTAATATGGCTCTTAGCGATAGTGTGGGGTTTAGAACCAATAACTACGGTAACATTGTTACCTTGAAGAATGAAGGGAAATGACATTTTTAAACTCCTTTGTGAGAATCAATCAAATTAATGTATTCAGCAATATCGTTTGCTTGGACGCTGTATCGGCTGATATGCTTCAACAGTGGGTAACGCTTGTAAATATCTCCGACCATCTTAGTGTACTTATCAATCAATTGTGACGGATCAACATTTGCTTGAGTTTGTACCGAATACATTTTGCACAACCATTCAAGATGAACTTTGCGGCTACCATCTTCTACTTTTACATCTTTAAAAGTATTGAACAGGACAACATAAGGACTATTCGGATTCGTTACATGCTTGATAGCATTATACTGATAAAGGTCTTTCCAGTCAATAGCCTGTTTAACCAAACCCATCACATCTGCGTTACCCATTTTGCTGAGTTTGTCCTTGATATGTTCGTTAAGGTTAACCCAGTTCTTTTGTAGTTTTACCCACTCTAGATCATTCTTACGCACACCATAGATGGTGTAAGTAAAGATACCACTCTTTTGTAGATTAAGGTGAAGATTTTTAACATCTTCAACAAGACCCAAACACTTGAAGCCACTAAGCGGTAGATAATAATAGGTTTCATTACTATCAAAATTATCAGCTTTTCCAGCATCGTGCCAAACCATTGGGGTAGAACTACTCCAACGACCACGGCGTGCGCCCTCCACCAAATGCAGGATAGTGACATTCTTTCCTAGACTACTAGCACGATCCTTCAGTAAGAGATCGCTTGCTACAAAGATTTTACTTGCAGGAGGATTGTAGATATCATTGAAAAACTGATCAGTTTTCATTGGTTTGTTTTTGTCAGCAGCCTCAATAACATACACATGGTTGTGATGTTTGGTCAACTGAATATTCTTCCAATGATACTTACTGCGCTCCAACGCACCAACTTTGGTATCAGTGATAACAAAGTTCACATCCTCAGACACAGTGATGTGCCACTCTTGTTGCAAGACTTGACCATTGGCAGTTTGTTGATAACCTGTATGAAACTTAAGGTTAGTACAAGTAGCAACACCACGAGATTTTGAAAAACCGCGGATAACAATGTTGTACTTACTTTCAAGATCCTTCACATCCAGTTTGAATTGTTTGAGATATTGCCAACGACTAGTGTGAGGATCAAATAATTCAAACTTGGTATCAGCAACATACTTGATTACTGCATTAGACCAAAGATTTTCATTGTGCCGAACAGACAGATACACTGCACGATCCCACAGATTTTCAATCTTGTTGGCTTCATTAGCAATATGAATAGACAATTGTCCATTCAGTGCCTCAAGTTTACGCTTAATAGATTGAATCGTTTCGGGGATATAACTCAGACCTTCACGACTTGCTTGGAAATCAAGTTCACCAATATTAAATTCCATGACGAGGCCGCAACCTAGCAAGGTATGCAGTTTACCGAGACTATTTTCTGCATTAGGAATTTCAATAGGATACTTGATATTTCCCATCACTGCATAACTGCGATTGCCTGCAATGTTATGTACGCCGGGAATAATATCTTTTTCTTTGTATTCGGGATCAGTGAATTTAAAATCTGCGCTGCCTTTAATCACCGGGCGCAATTTGAAATATTCATAGACATAACGAGCCTCTTGACGAAACTTATCAAAATCATAGCGACTATCTACAGCAAACCGCACTTCGACACCTGCAGGGTCAGTGGTTTGTTCTTCCATCATTAGGGCGATACTGGGCACACCTTGGTCGTTAATGAAGGCGGTGTAGACACCTTTGCGACCATCCTTGACTGCGGTCACAGTAAAATTGTCGGTGTAACTGAATGGACTCTTAGAACCCAGACCAAGCGCACCGATAAATTCATTACTATCGGTCTTGGTGGATTCAAAATAAGTAGTATAGATATTGGTGACTTGATTGTGGCTTAGACCAGTACCATAGTCACGGATAGAAAAATAAGGTTCCAGTGCGTTAGGCAGATGAACATCAAAGGGAGTATCCTGTTTACCTGCGGCAACATGGCTGTCAACGGCATTGCAACTCAGTTCACGGATGATAGCACGGATTTTATTTGCATATAGACCGCTAGATAGAATATTAAATGCTTTAGCCGAATTACGAATTCTAAACTCGCCAATCTCTCCTACATTGGAAACGATGGCTTCATTTTGAACGGCACTGTGAAGTTTCATGTGTGATCCTGTGTTAAATTCTCAATACAAGTATTGTATTAGGGTTTGGATTTATTGTCAATAGTCAGCAACAATGGAATCAGTCTCAAAATTGTAGGTTATAAATACTTTTCCCACTTGATCTTTGCCGGTATTTTCCTTGTCAAAGTATGTTACTTTATAAGCAAATTGCCCGCCGTTGGTGATGCCTACAAATTGAGCAGTTTTAAATGATGCTCCGTGATAACCACTCTTATCTAAAATTACAGCAAGTCCTTTAGGACCAAACTCAATAAGAGTTTTAACTTTATCAGCGGTAATCATTCTTCAACTCCGAAATGTTTATATAATTCTTCTTTATAATCTGTGAACTTAGCACATTGCCGAACAATCAACTCGGCGAACTTTTCCAGTTCATCACCGGAGAAGAAATATCCCCAGTCCTTGGAGTCACCTTTGTGCCATTCTTTTTCGTTAGGCAGAATTTGGTCAGCAAGTTCTTTGATTCGTTCGTTCATTCTTTAACTCCGATATCTAAAACAAAACCTTCATCAAGCCAACCTGTAATACCACCTGTCATAATTTTAACAGGTCTGCCTAACTTTGCTAATCGTAACGCAGCCTTGGATGCTCCATTGCAATGCGGACCAGCACAATATGTGACAAACAGCGTGTCTTGAGACCATCTTGACAACAGAGATCCAACAATTTTCCCGTGTGGCATGCTAATGGCTCCACGAATGTGACCTTTTGCATATAAATCGTGACTGCGAACATCTAATAAAACAAAGTCAGGGCCTTTGTTCATTGCGTCATTGACATCCCAACAGTCGGTTTCAAAAGTAAATTCAGATTCAAAATGCTCTATGGCGATTTGGCTAGGAGCAGCAGGTGTTTGAGTTACAGCACTAATCATTATTCGTTTGTTCATTTTACAGTCCAATCAGCAAGGATTTAAATTGAATTTGTTCAGAGCCATCAGGATGACGGATCACTACACACCGACGGCCATCAGTATTAGCCTCACGGAGAATAGTGACGACATTACCAGTGATTCTATCAATTGCGTGTTTCATAGTTCAACCCCAATCCTTCTTGTCACCAAATTTTTCATTGTAGTTATAGCCTGCGGTGTAGGCAGTGATCTCCTCGGCAGTCATTTCTGCCAAAGTAACCATCTCCGATGAGTAGGTGTCACCTCGGAAGTAGTGCGGGTGATAGCCACGATTGTAGTAACTGTCAGCGGCACCGCGATCAAAGGGACCGCCGTGTCGTTGGTCGTAGAGATTGCCTTCAAACTCTTGAGGCTCGCTAGTATAATTAATCAGCATGTTTTGCTCCTTATTCTGGAAGAGGCTTGTTAAACGGAATTCCTAGTGCTTTGCGTTTTGCTATATTTGAAAATATGTCAAGCATTTCAATAGCTTCTTTTTTAGTGTAGCCTGCTACATCGTACCTGCCGTCGTAGGTCTTAACATAATAACGACCGTTGCCAGGACTGGCTTCAGTGTCGATACCGTACTCACCCACACCTTCTACCACACCTTTTACCTTGTCCATTTTAGTGCTCCTTATTTGGTGCGGTGAGTGAGATAGAAGCGACCGTTGATGATATAGCCGCACATGACCAGTTGCAAGGGGAAGCCGTATTCTGCCATGATCTTACGCATCTTTGCGTAGTGTCCCATTTTGAATTGTCGTTTCATTGTGTGCTCCGTTATTTAACTGTCTATGACTGTATTATATACCCAAACCGATTATTTGTCAACCTTTTATTTCACACCGAATGTGTTCAATGCTGGTTGCAATGTGTTAATCAATTCAGTTTCACGGCTATGTGCAGGGCGCTTGCCGCGCACAACCTCGACAACACCATAGACAAAACGCTCGGCACCACGCTCACGCAATGCACGGCTCAGACCCCAATTTTTGTTTTCAGCAAGGGCCCTTTGCATATGCTTTTGCATACGACGGTTGAGGGTTTTGCGAACATTACCTTTAAACTCAACCGCAGTCAGCCCAATGTAGTACTCAAGTGTTACAACATCCTGGATGTAGTAAATCACTTGGTTCCTATCGGTCCTACGCTTGCGGATGATTTTCGAGTTCATGTAAGTATTATATGCCCAAAATGATTTATTGTCAAATTTGAGCATATAGTGCTTTAGTTTACTTTTTCATTCACTGTGTAATTAAGTCGATTGAATCCAACGTATGGAGACGAACCGTAACCTGCAAACATCTTACTATTGAGAACTAAAGTAGCAGTACCCTTGCGAGCCATTTTGCTTGCTAGACGGTACCAGTGAGCACCTTCAGTTATTCGTGAGTAGCCACTAGCCGACTCACGTACCAAAACATCAAATGTATACGAACGCACTACTTTCTCCTTTAATCTAAAAACCACACAACACCGTCCACAACTTCAACTTCACCGGACATATCGCCCTGATATTCGCCGCCGTTTTGGGACAAATATATTTCCATGTCGCCGTCTAATTGAGACAACAACTCTATCAATTCTTTTACTTTCATTTTTTTGCTCCTTTTCTTTACTATTCCCATAGTATAGCAGGATGCCCATTTATCGTCAACCAAAAATTTACTTTGGTATTGTTCTGAAATTTACTTTGGTATTATGTTAGTTAGTACTCACTAGGCCTAATTTCTCTAGTCGTGTGTCAGAGTGCATAAAAATTTTCAGAATTGGTCCTAGCGTTCCGGGGTAAAAAATGTAATACTTTAGTACTTAAAAAGAAACCCAGAATGACTAAAATCATGTCTGGGTTTGAGTACTTTTAGTTTACTTTTCTAAACTCTGCTCTATAAAAGCAGTCAGGGTCGCCGGGATCTTTATTATATTCTCTGACAAAAGCCTTAGCCTCTGTCTCATTGTCAAAAAACTTGACACCTATTTCCCGTTGACCATAGCCACTTTCGTACTCGGTCATGGTGACTTTGTAGAGTCCATTTAGTTTGACTTCTGCCATTTTCTAGTCCTTTCTCGGGGGTTGCTATCTACTGTAATTACAGTATATACATAAAATAATTATTTGTCAACTAAATGAATTCAATGTTTCTGCTAATAAAACTTTATATCTTTGATTAACATCCTGTTCCCATGGAAGTTGCATATAAGATTTATAATCCAAATCTTTATCAATTCTATAAATTTTCCCTCGCCAAATGCACATACCATTTGAGGTTGATGCTAATAAGCCTTCTTTTATTTGATTTAAATGAATTAATTCATGCACAAGAATATATGGCATTTCTTTTGCTTTTAGTTTTTCATTTACATTTATTCTATTTGGAAATCGTGAATTTACTATGGTATTACCATATTCACTAGGATTCATTTTAGCGAATACTATTTCTATGTTTTTAGGAAGTTCTATTTTAGTAGATACAAATTCACATACCTTTTTGCACATTAATTCACGAGCAATATCCAAAACATCAGTTTGATATATAAATTTTATTTTAGGCATTAGTGAATAACTTGACCTAATGATGTATTAAGCCAAATCTTTATTTCTTTTTTAAGTTCTTTTTCAGTGTATCCCATTTCACCCAACCGAGCTATGCATTCAGCAAACAAACCATGTGTTGCCATTCCATAAATATAGTTGTCGTCATTGTTGTTTTCAAATTCATCTAGTTTTGTTAGTATTTCATCTTCTAAAAAATCTGATGCAATTTCTGCGCTGAGTTCATACTGTATATTTTCTAGGGATTTAGCAACTTTAACTTTGCTCATTTTTTATTTTCTCCGAACTTGGATCTGTTATCACTTGATATTCATAATTTATTGATTCAATATTCTCTCTAAAAACAATTGCACCATTCTTTAAATGAAATCGTCTAGCCATATTAGTTTTAGGACTTAGTGTAACGAATCTAGTAATGCTAGGATATTGTGATTGTATCCCTTTAACAGCTTCTCTCAATAACTCTTGACCTTTTCCTGCCTTGTAACTCCAAATAGTATAGAACACAGCAGTTGTAGGCACCTCAGTTACGGTATTCAAATCATTAACACTAGCAGGAATAAAATCATGAAAACTTACACAAACAATAGCGTCTGGTTTATCATCTTCTACTAAAGCAGCGACCATTCTACCATCACTTACTCTAAAGTCAGTAGGTATCTCAGGACGAACAGGGTCATCTTTGATAAACTCTAATATTTTATTTCCTAAGTCTTTTATAAACTGTAACATAATAATCTTATTTAGTATTTTGTTAAAAATATAAAAGTAAAGCCATCCAAAAAAATAGGGACCGAAGTCCCTATTTAATTAGGTCCATAGACCTCTTCACGGCTCTTCATTCCAACTGAGCCACCTTCTTTGACAATTCTCTTAAATACATCCTCAAGAAGAATTGGCCTAAAGTCAGTTTGTTCAACACAAACACAATGATAGCGAGGATCAATTACCTCATCAAAGTGTGCTGTATCTCCCCAACGAACTTTTTGTGTTACACGGTGTGCATGAAGATGACCATGGATGTTAACACCAAAGCGACCAAGATTGCTTTCATGCATAGGGATGTGACTGAGAATACAACCGTTCATCACATGATATGCACGGATATCTCTAAAGTAAGGAGTATAGTCCTCAAGTTTAAAAATATCATGGTTGCCCTTGATAAGAATCTTATCACCATTAAGGCGATGAAGAATCTTAAGCGCCTTTCGGTTGATCACTACATCACCAAGATGATAAACCTTGTCGCCAGGGCGAACTGTTTCGTTCCAACGACGAACCATTTCTTCATCCATCTCCTCAGGTGTATCCCAAGGACGGAGCTTTGCGACACCATCGGGGCCTGTAAACTTACAAACGCCGAGGTGTCCAAAGTGTGTATCACTTGTAAGAAAAACACTTGGCATATTATTTCCTTCCAATTCTTTCAGCAATTTTCAGTTTCAACATTTGGCGATAATCATTATGCCAACCATGCTCAAACTTAGGATGTTCTTTGACAAACTCTTCGGCCTGCTTTAACAGAGCCTCAAGTTCCTTTGTTGACTTAGAAGCATAGTGTGCTTCATGGTCAAAGTGTTTTGTATTGTAACCCATACTATGCTCCTTTCTGTTTAATGAACTATTATATGCCCAAATTCTATATTTGTCAAGTATTATAAATCTTTAATTCTGTACATCTCTTTAGACCATATTTCTTTTCCAATTCAATATGACCCAATAAAGCTTCTTCTTGTGTTTTGTATCTGCAAATTACATCACTATCACCGTTACTATAAAATAAACATGATTCAAAAGGGGTATCTTCATAAATATCAGGGTGTAATGATACTGTACTCAATTGAACATCGGGAGGAAACATCCACACTGAATCGTTACTAACAAGTTGCCAACGCTTAAATTTCATATCTTACCTTTATAGTTTTATCATTATACTATATTTTTGGTTTTCATCAACCAAAAAAATAGCACCACTAAGGGTGCTATTTTAAGATAGTATCATTATCAGTGGTTAAACTGAATAACGATCCTTCATAACGGTCTTCAGCATGATTGCTTCTGGGGTGAAGTCATCCATGTTACCACTAAGCATACCTTGTGCAACTGCTGGGCTAAATCCTGAGACTAGCGCAACACCTGCCTTGTTAAACTTAACTGGACTGTTGCCGTATGCGGCGTTCAAGTTCCAGAATACGACCTTTGGAAGTTCGTAACCTGCAAGCTTGTACTTTCGTGCAATCATTTCGATAGCACTGTCATCATGGTCAACACCTTGATCAAACTGCATGTCACTGAAGATCACAAGAGTTTCAGGCATTTCTGCTTGAGGCACACTGTTATCTACAGCAGTCTTAAGGATCAAATCAAACGCCTTGTTCAAGTCGGTGTTAGCAACTTCACCAGTGTTCATTTGATCAATCTTTTGATTGATATTACCCTTAAGGTTAACCAACTTAGGAGTGCGACTGAAAGTCAAGAAAGTATCCTTGAACTTACCAGTGTTCTTGTCTGCAAAATACAATCCCAATGAGATTGCAACATCCAAACAAGTCAAACCACTCTTTGAAGAAGGTCCACCTGCGGCACAAGTCATAGAACCTGAACTGTCAACCATTGGTAAAACATTACTATCACCAATGAAGTTCGGCAATGCGTCCCATTGAGCTTGCAATGCATCCAACTCAGTCTTAGTCATTGAACTACGGCTGTACTTGTTGATAGCACCCTTCAATACATCGTAAGGGAATACTGCACCAGCGTTAATTTTAACACCAGCTTCACCCTTAACCAACTTGGTTACATACTCTGCATAAGTTGTACCATGACGACCAAAAGCCTTCTTGTATCGTGCATGTGCCACGGATGGTACATGACTATAGTTGATATTGTCCCAATCGTTGGCACACATTTGTGTTTCAACGACATTGGTCAATGCAACAAGGCTCTTACGATATTGCTTTGGAGTCATACCAAAGAATTCACGAATTTCTCGTGCAACATCGCCCTTTCGTGGGGTCCACTTTGCAGCCAATCCATTACGGTTACGCAATGCATCGCCCAACATAGTGTATGCCTGTGTTTTAAGATTCTTAGTCTTAAAAACAAACAAGTCATCGTAGCGTCCCAATTCAGGAACCTTAGCCAATAGACGGCTAGCGTCTGTTGGATTAGCTACTTCCAAGTAAGACAAGATTTGTCGGAACAATTCTCGTTCACCTGAACCCCCACGCGCATCACGCGCCCATTGGGCGATACGCAATGCTAGATCAGAGTTTTCTACATATGCCGCAGTAAATGCTGGGATGATGTTTTTACCTCGGCTTGCACCGATGTTATAAAACAAATCAACACAGGCGTTTGCTGTTGACTTGCGAGCCTTCATACCATTAGTAGTACGGACTTCTTGGTTCATTACTGCTTCGGCGAATTGCATAGTACTCTCCTTTCTATGTGTGTTATGCAACAGGATGCGCTTTTTTACTATTATGAAAAGTATTAAAGATTGCTGAATGCATCCTAAAAATGTATTATAACTGATTTCAGATATAATGTAAATGTGTTTTGGGTTAGCGGGATGTTCGTAGCAGTTTTTTTATTTTCTGGTCTGACCAATTATGCTACTCAGACCATACCAACAATTCATGTTGTCTAGTTAGTAATTGTGTCTGCTACTAACAACATAGGCTGTCTTTCCAATCTGTCATCTATTCCATCAGTTTCTATTACTAGAACAATATTTCTATTGTGTCCTTCGACCACCTTCAATAGCAGTAATCAAGTTGTTTAAAATGCTGAACACATCCCAAGTTTAACAGGATCGTTGTCTACTTTTTGTTTTTATCGAGGAGACTTATCGAAACTCCTCTATCTACACGATCCTTGCTTGCGCATTGTTACCAACCTTCAAAGCCAATTAAGGCTCCAGCTAGTAACAGGGTAAGTGTAGCAGTCCATGTAATAAGTATGGTTGCTGTACCGATCCTAAAATTTAATCATTCAATACATGTATTGTATATGAATATTTGTTTGTTGTCTATTATTTTTGGGTAATTATCTAATTCGTTTTAGATAATCTTTTTTGATAAGACCATCTTCAATTTCTTTTAGAGCCGTAAGAATTGGTCCGTTTTCAGTTTTAACTTTTGCCAAATTACCATTTTTTAATTCTCTGGCTCTAAGTGACGCAATTAAAACCAAATCATATCGGTTACCAATTGCTTGCACTGCTTTTTCACTACTAATGCGTGGCATAATATTACCTCTTTATTCCATAAAAATACAAATCACAATGTGGACGACCTACTTCAAACATGTAACTAGAAAACATATCGTCAATGTTTAAATTGTCTCTGAAATCTTGTTCAGTTAAATTTTTATAATAATCCCAACCTTTACCAATAGTTAATGGACTATCTTTTGGACTTGTTCTAGTGGTACCATGTTCTGGTCTACCTGTAGTAGCACAACTCATAAAAACTAAACCATTCGATTTAGTCATACGGTGCATATTTTTAAATGTTTCTACCCAAAATGGGTTATGTTCAAAACATTCACATGACACGGTAGTATCGTATGTATTTTCGGGGTGATCTAAAGTTTGACCCTCACATACTAAATCAACACTTGGGCCTTCTCCAACATCAATTCCTAAATAATCACAGTAACTAAAAAAATCACGAACTGTGCCATTGATATTTAAACTACCAACTTCTAAAATCTTTTTTTGAAAAAAATAAGTTGGGTATTTTAATTTTACTTTTTGTACGAAATCGAATTGTTGTTTATGTGCCATAACATTAATAATATTGGAGCGGGAAATCGGGTTCGAACCGACGACCTAGTGCTTGGCAAGCACTCGCTCTACCAACTGAGCTATTCCCGCATTAACTTGGTACCTGGACACGGTTTCGAACCGCGGACCCTCTCCGTGTAAAGGAGACGCTCTACCCCTGAGCTATCCAGGCATAACTATATTTAATCACCTTGTAGATTGCTATTGAATTCTTTGGCTTCTTCATCAGCAATATATGATTCTAGTTTAGCTTGAAACTCAGATTCACTTAATGCATGCCAGCCGATGCAATTACCTGTAGGGCTGCGACCGCATCCACAAGTACCTTTTTTCATTTGTTCTACTGAAGGTGACATAATTTAATCCTTTTAAAATTGGTCGGAGTACAAGGATTCGAACCTTGGACCTCTGCGTCCCAAACGCAGCGCACTACCAGGCTGTGCTACACTCCGATATCTGGTTGCGAACGGTTGGAATCGAACCAACTACCTTCGGCTTATGAGACCGATGAGATGCCATTTCTCTACGCCGCAATATACTTGGTGGACCGTGGGAGAATCGAACTCCCACCTAAGCCGTGCAAAGGCCTCGTGCTCCCATTATCACTAACAGCCCAAATATTCATTAACACACTATTTATCCTATTATACTCCGTGTGTTATGGAGAATTTCTTGGTGCCCCAGGCGAGACTCGAACTCGCAAAATACGGCTTCTAAGACCGGCATGTATACCAATTCCATCACCGGGGCAATATATTACATTGGAGCATCCGCCCGGAAATCGAACCGGGTACTGCGACTTGGAAGGACGCTATGTTTCCGCTTACACCACGGATGCTTAAAACACTTAATATTCAGTATAAATATATTTATGTATACATATGATGCAATAACAAAAACTGGATTATTGATTCATTTATCAATGAATGTTCAGGAAGCTTGTTATATTTTTATATTCGATATATATACTCAACAGTTTAATATGAAATTTTTTACAAATGTTGAATCTGCAAAACAATTTATAAAAAACATTTAATCTGGTTTAATTATGTTAATTTGACAATATTAAATCGTGCTAGAAATCTTAATATAACTGCGGAAATATCTAACTCACCTGTTTTCATTGCAAAATCATATGCACTAGCTTTATAGTGATGATTATTATGTAATCCTTCGTGCAAGGACCAAATTTGTAACCATCTTATGTTGGTTGAAGAGTCATTAGTTTCAAAATTTCTATAACCTACATTTCTATGTGCAAGAACATTAACTACTCCTGTAAATATAAACCCACCAAACACAATCGAACCAATTGTATGTCCAAAAAATACAGGATCTAATAAACAGATTAATAAAATTACTGTATGTATTTTAAAATAATGTTTGTGGCACCATCTATGGTAATCAATGCGAATTAAATCGCTAATAACTTTCATAGGTATATCTTTTACTTCATACATATACAGACAAACTTTCCACCAAACACTACCATGTGGGTCTTTGTCAGTATCACTAAATGCATGATGCATTCTATGGGTACCTGCATACATAATGCTGCTACCGTTATACACAACAATACCACAAAACATCATTAGATATTCAAACCATCTTGTAGATTTAAATGCTTTATGAGACCAATATCTATGGAACCCTAAATCAATTCCAATAATACTAAAAATTCTTGCTAAAATAATTCCGATGATTAGCCATATCCAACTAAAATCTACAACAAATGAATATGTAAATAAAGTCAAATAGGCGATCAGAAAAAAATAAAATTTATTGCGTGTGGTTATCATCACACTATTTATCGGGCATTTACCGATAACCTGTTTAATATTTTTATTTAAACGATCATCTAAACTCTACAATATATTGGTGCCTCCAACTGGACTCGAACCAGTAACCTAACGATTATGAGTCGTTTGCACTAACCAATTGTGCTATAGAGGCAATTTATTTTTGGTGCCCGGAGCCGGAATCGAACCGGCACACCGATTAAAGCGAGAGATTTTAAGTCTCTTGTGTCTACCTATTTCACCATCCGGGCAAATTTTTTACAATCATTATTTTTAAAGAACATCGCTGATTTCTCAGCGTCACAATACATGTATTGTATATGTATCTTGATTTATTGTCAACTACTTTTTATTTGTTATTTACCATATAGAAACACTCTTGATAATTCTCTACTGCTGGCACAATAGATTTTCGCAGCCTGCCAGGGCCACCGATGCAGTTACCGCAATTTATGCGCGGCACTTGCTCCGTCGAGAATGTTTTTATATGGTAGAAGCACAGGGACTTGAACCCTGAACCTACCGGTTAAAAGCCGGTTGCTCTAGCCAGTTGAGCTATACTTCCATATGGTCCCTGATGTAGGATTCGAACCTACACCTCTCGGATTAAGAGTCCGGTACGCTACCGTTAACGCCAATCAGGGTGAATTGTACTATATTGTTTATAGTGCCACCCTAGACCATACAGAATCTAAGATGACACTTACCGTTTACCAGGTTTCATGTCAATCTCCTTTATTAAAAAAATTATTTACTTCTCGTTGTATCTCATTATGAGGTACATTCAGAAATATTCCTGGGCTTCGTTGCCCCTTACCACTATTGTCAAAATAATTGATATATTTAATTTTATATCTATCAAAATTAACATCAGTTGTTCTATACGCACCTATTGTTATCACAAACTCAGGCTTAGTTAAATCTTTAATTTTTAACAAATTAGCAACAGTAACTGCACCTTGACTGTATCCATATAATTGATATGGAACTGATAGAGTTTTGATTAACTTAATTGCATCTTTATCTTGCTGCCAGTTGTAAGCATTACTACAATACCCAACTCTATCAGCATATAAATTAAATGCCTGTTGATCAAATTGATTATCCTTACCTCTAAAACCTATGATGTATCCTGAACAAGCATGGGCAATAGAAGTTATGCTGATAATAAATGTTATGATTATTTTTTTCATTTTATAAAAATTTATTTATTGAGGACACTCTTGTCTGTTTAAGACCTAATAAAATGGCCCCCTGAATTGCTTTCACCACCATAGTGAATAGTAGGGCAGGGTTGGTATATACCTTAAGAGTCAGGCTGCTGGTTAGGCACTTTGCTCACAGGTCCTCAACAAATAATTTACCATATTTTAACACACTCCCAAACGATTGTCAATGTCGTCTGTAAGTATTAGTATGTTACCCCGAGTATTTCATTGCAAGTCTATTCTCGTTCTGGCATACCTATCGTGGAACCTGAAACCCCGTATAAGACAGAAATGTGTTAAAATATGGCGCTAGTCCCTAAACTAGCAACATATTGTCTTTTGATATCGGACGACAGTCCTCAAGCCTAGATGTCCGTATGCGTAGTCCGCTATCACTCGCATATTTTTTGTTGACGGGACTTACACCCGCCTCGACCAAAGTGTGCTGCTAATCACTAGGGACCGTGACAACAAGCATAGCCGGGACTTATTGTTATTGGTGGAGACGGTGAGATTCGAACTCACGGTGCTTATTACTAAACACGACAGGTTAGCAACCTGCTGCCTTCGGCCACTCGGCCACATCTCCAATATTATATTTTAACTTAAAAAATGAATTTGTAAGTAGTAGCGTCCCTCATATCGCTACCATTTTCCCATGTAATTAAGCCGGCTGGGTCAAGATACGCCACTTGGGATACCGGTCCAGTTAGCAACCAATCTGCACCGATCTTCCGATCGGCCGGGAGTCGAACCCGTCACCTTCTACTATTTTGGTAGTTCGAACTTACCTAGATAGCGTGACTTTCTCTTGCTGACACTTACAAAACTTGGTGCTGCCTCGTGGGATCGAACCACGTTCATCGGTTCTTCAGACCGTTGCTATGACCACATCAGCTAAAGCAGCAAAAAAATTTGGCGCACCTAACGGGAATCGAACCCGTCTACTTCTGGCTTCAAATCCAGCTAGTAAACCATTCCAGCGCATATAAATATGTCTATGACTATTGAAGTTACCTGGCATAATCATATCAAAATGTACACTGTTGTTAATAAACAGAACAAAATAATAATGATTACTAGCGACTTCAAAAGTATAAAACAATATCTTAATTTTCTAGATACTAGCAAAATACCAGATATTGTTTATGTTTGAATTTTGGCGCACCGTAGGGGACTTGAACCCCTGGCCTCATGCGTGACAGGCATGCGATCTAACCAACTGATCTAACGGTGCATAAACTTGGTGGGTGTTGATGGTAACGCTCCACGAACCTGACTTCCCATCTCTTTAGGTAACGGTTTTACAGACCGCCGACGGGGGCAACACCCAATTATTTGTTTTTACCACACCATGTTACTGTCTGAGAATGACAGTTTGGACATAGTAGTTTTAAATTACTGTATAAATGATTATGTGTATTACCGTCTATGTGATCTAACTGCATCACTAAAGGCTTACCTTGATATTCAGTAATACCACATTCTTCGCATTTATTTTCTTTTATACCTTCATTAATAAGTCTGTTTTTTAATTTATTACTTTGATATTGTGGATGCTTTCCTTCTAAAATCTCTGATAAAGGCATTTTAGCATTAGCACCACCTATCTTAAATTCTAATCCTAATTTTTTTGCTCTGCGCCAGACTGTTACATCAGGTACATTAAAAAAATGAGAAAGTTTACTTAAAGTGGGTGTTAACTTGTATTGTGCTATTAAATCAGCATCCGTAAATTTGTTAGTATGGTTTTGTTTCACAATCTTACTCCTAAATGTATTTATCATTTGTAAGTAAGATTTGAAATCTGTCATGTCACCAAAAACTTACTTGGGGACGCCCGGGAGTTCTACGGGTCGTTTAAGAATACGCTTCGCAGCGACTCTCCCTATTACTTGGTACTCGGTAGGGGAATTGAACCCCTCTTTCCGGCGTGAAAGGCCAGCGTCCTAACCAATAGACGAACCGAGCAAATTACTATATGAAAACACACTGATGAGAATAGCACTCCCCTATTTCTCATAATAGGTTACGCCTAGGAGTTACACACAGATTCGGCTGTGCTGCATAACAATGTGTTTACATATAGTACCCTGTAACTTAAACAGGGACTATACAAAATTAATTTTTTAAAGAACTTGCTGATTTCTCAGCGTATGCACATAGTATAGCACCAAGTGCATTTATTGTCAAACTGTTTTTAAGTGTACTAGATGGAGTCGAACCATCGTTTCACTGGCGATTCCCACCGTACGATATGAATCGTGAGGGCCCTTGCGTACTTCCCACTATACTACAGCACACTTAGAAACAGTCTGACAATTTTTTAAAGAACCTTAATGATAAGCAAGATTGCTTTATCACTTTCAATACATGTAGTATACTACCGTTTTGATTTATTGTCAAAACTTTTTATGTTGTATTTTTACAACAATTTTATACTACTTTTGTTTTTGGTCCGGCGTAGAGGAATCGAACCTCTATTGACGGCTTAGAAGGCCGCTGTATTATCCGTTATACTAACGCCAGAGAATTTTTTATAGCGTTAACGATTGCCTGAGTGTTGATAGTTCTTCATCACTGAGGAACAACTCTAGTTTGTTTTGTTCGTAAGTTGGATTTTTAGCCCAATCATATGTTGTATAAATGCGAACATAATTGTTTTGTGGGGGCACATCTAGTTTACGAACCTCACAATATAGTTTATATCCTGCGTTTTCACTTACTAACATACAATCTCCATACTATGTTTGGCTGACTTACCTGGGATCGAACCAGGGACCCAGTGATTAACAGTCACTTGCTCTACCGTCTGAGCTATAAGTCAATATGTTGTTGGTGCTCCCGATCTGAATCGAACAGATTATCTCCGGGTTACAAATCCGGCGCATCGCCAGCAATGCTTCAGGAGCGTTTAAAATATTTAGCTAGTATATCATGCAGCAGATTTTTTGTCAACTGCATGATATCCCGTTACGACAATAAAATTCTACTATGCTTTGGTACTCCAGCAAGCAAATATTCCATTTGATCTGCAAGGATTGTACGATTTTGTAGAATCATATTTTCATAGTGATTTGGCACATAAGGAACATAAAGCAATTCCATGCTACATTCTTTTAAAAGTTTGTGACCTTTTTTAGCATTACAATCCTTACATGCGGTTACCACATTTGTCCAAATGTTTTCACCACCGCGACTTTTAGGCATAATATGATCACGGCTTAGATTGTGATAATTAGGAAAATGCCCACCGCAATATGCACAAATATAACGATCACGACCAAACAATGTTCTATTACTCAATGCAACAGTAGCATGTTTGTGTGGGTTAAAACCATGACCTTTAATAGCAATTATGCTAGAAGTTTCTAGATAACTCATTTCTCCGTCATTTTGAACACCGCCGCGATATTTAGCCACTACTTCACCCAATGCCCATGCTACTGCATTTTTTGCATGGTAAGTAATTGCATCATCATGCGAAATCCATTGCCGGGGAACTCCCGAAATATCTAGTGCTAGAACAGCCATTTTCTACTCCTTTATCTGCTATTGCCACTATAACTATTTAACTAGTTTTGGAGGGTCGTAGAGGATTCGAACCCCTGACCACTTGGTTCGAAGCCAAGCACTCTTATCCACTGAGCTAACGACCCATAGTACTACTATAACATAAAAATTAATTTATGTCAAATTTGGTACCCAAGACAGGACTCGAACCTGCAGTGACAACGACCTCAACATTGCGTGTATACCAATTCCACCACTTGGGCATTTATTGTGGTACCCCCTCTCGGAGTCGAACCGAGAAAACTCTTCCTTTTGAGAGAAGCGACTTTGCCAATTTGTCCAAGGGGGCATTATTTCTTTTCAGGAATCTTTCTAAGTGTGTCTTTCTTTACAAGACAATCACGCTGAGTTCCCATTTTGAATACTCTAAGATATTCAATTCCATCAATTGTCCTTATATCTTTAATATCGGTACAATAAAATTTTTCATTATTTCTAATGTTTTCAAAATAAATTGTTTTCATTTTTATTTCCTTTAAAAGATAATTGGTAGTCGATAGTGGAGTCGAACCACTGACCTCTACAGTGTCAATGTAGCGTTCATACCACTGAACTAATCGACTATGTAAAACGGGATACAGTCTTTAAGACGAATGCTCTACCGAGTGAGCTAATCACGCATGTGCGTAATGTTGGAATCGAACCAACTACCTATCGTTTGGATAGAATTTGCTGTATGTATCCCTAAACTGGTCTCCCCACGAGGATTTGAACCCCGACCGCCTGGCCCCAAACCAGGAACGCTACCAAGTTACGCTATAGAGAGTTAATTTTTACAAGAAAGAAATCGTTTTACGACCTTTACTTCTTGCGTATGTAATACTGTTCTTCATTGCAACAGCACATAAAAACTTGTGTCCTTTTCGCAGGACGAATTCATTTAATTTAAAACTTTTTAATACTCTATCACCATTATACCAAGATCGTTGACATTCAATGTAACCTTCACTTTCAAGTTGGTCACGCAATTTTGTAAACTCATCATGGTCTTTGCTAGATATACTAATTGATTTGTCATATCCTTTAAGTATTTTTATAAGGTCTTCATGTGTAGGATTATTACGGTCAGTAATAAAATCAGTTTCTACAATAATTGAAACTTCACAAATAAAACTTTCATCGATAGTAAATTGTTTCACCATTACTACTCCTTTGTTTGGTGGAAGCCGAGGGAGTTGAACCCTTCTAGACACGATCCTTGCAAGGGATCGCCGTAGCCCGCTACTGCCCCCGTTATAGGTTTTTGAGAGACCAACTATCTTTCTTAAGGACTCATTGGCTTGTCTCGATTGAGAGAGTTTATACTACCTTATACAATTCTACTGGTGTGTCATGCTCAAGAAATAGGGCACTAGAATATAAGGGACTCAATCTCATCGTCTATCTCAAAACTTGGCGCCGAAGACGGGAATCGAACCCGCATAGGACGGATAGACAATCCGTTGCATTACCAGTCTACCACTTCGGCTTAAATTGGCTGTGCATTGAGGAATCGAACCCCACTCATTTCTGGTTAACAGCCAGACGCATACACCTTGCTTGCTCATGCACAATAAAATTTGGTATTCCGTATGGGTTTTGATCCCATCTCAATAGTTTGAAGGACTATCGGCCACTCCAGCTGCCTCACGGAATATAACAGGTTCTCTTTTTTCGTGCTACCATTACACCACACTAGAGACCAACCTAGTGCTGGGATTCGAACCCAGACCCTCTTTTTTCCAGAAAGATTATTTAAATTGCTGAAAAGAACCTAAAGGTCAAAAATAACAGGATGCTTTTTTACGGTTTAGATTAAAAGTCTAATGTATTAAAGTTGCTGAACGCATCCTAAAACTTGGTACCCCCGGGAGGTAACGCTCCTCCGACTCTGCGTTATCAGCACAGTGTTATACTTTTTAACTAAAGGGGCATAAAATGCTTTGGGGTGCTATATGAGGATTGAACTCATACTTTCACGGTCACAACATGATGTGCAGACCACTACACTAATAGCACCACAAAATACTCTATGGTGGTAAGGGTGATGCTCGAAATCACACATTCATCCGTATGAAGGATGTCCTCTTCCTCTTAAGGTACCTTACCATTTAACAATTGCGACAATTCAAACTTTTTTTCTTTAATTGCCTTAATTTCTTTTTCTTTAACTATCGCTAAATTAGGAATACATTTCCATTTAACAAGATCACGATCTGTTTGATATCCTTTAATTTCTACATATAAATCAAATTCTTTCAAATAGAAATCAGGAAAGTATCTACGAACCGAGCCATCCCAATCATAAGTAAAATACGGAACTTTTTTAGTCCATTCAACTTGAATCGAATCCAACCACATCGCAAATTCTAGTTCCCATGAACTATGCATCCATTCATTTTTGTACAGTGTTTTTTTAGAACGACCGAATATATTCTTGGATAGATATGAATCTGGGTGATTATTCAAATTTCGTTGTGCTTGTATTTTCATCCACTCAGAATGTTCCCTACGCTTTTCATCGGTCCAAGTTCTAACAGCTAATTCTTTAAATTTATTCCTAGTTTCGTCTGAAATTACATAGTCAATACCCAAAGATTTTGCTTTTAAAAATTGATTTGATCTTTTTCTATTTTCTTGAATTTCTTTCTTCTCAAAAGGACTCTGTTGTCGTTCAGGATTACTCTTGCATAATCTTTGATGATTCCTCAATGAGTTTTCATTCTTACATTCTTTACCACAAAATTTACAAGTTAACATTTGGTAGTGCATCTTCTTCTATTATTTATGCCTTTTTAATAAAAGCACTACCACTTTGCTATACTTCCAATATATTGGAGTGGATGACAGGAGTCGAACCTGCATAAAACGGATTTGCAATCCGTTCCCTAGCCTTTCGGGTCACACCCACATAATTTTGGTGCTGATAACTGGATTCGAACCAGTGACCTCTTTCTTACCAAGAAAGTACACTTCCCCTGTGTTATATCAGCACATGAATATTTGGCATCCCGACTAGGACTCGAACCTAGACTAACGGTTTTGGAGACCGGTATGCTGCCATTACACTATCGAGATATTAGTTTGGAGGAAGATAACAGAATCGAACTGTCACCCATCACTGAGTGGACCGGATTTCAAGTCCAGTTAGGCTCCAAGCCATCTATCTTCCATTTTTATTTAGTAACATCATATATGTTGTTGAATATTTATGTTTGGCGCGCCCTGGAGGATTCGAACCTCCATGTATCCAACTAACCTTTCAACTGGTTCGTAGCCAGAGGGTATAAGGACGCTTTTAATTTTTTCATATAAAGTTTTTTTAATTGCTGAACCGATCCTAAAACTGGCAGAGGTAACTGGATTCGAACCAGTGATCACGATTTCAAAGACCGTTGCTTTAGGCCAAACTAAGCTATACCCCAATAAATTGCTATTCATTAATGTACTGAATGCTTGTCTTAGCGTCAGGGGCTAAGGGCGTATTTTCTTCAATACACTAGTGAATAGCGTATTTCTACGCTATGCTAGAGCTATACCCTAGCCTGCTGTTTGTACTCTGATGTTATCGCCATCATTTCATCTAGCAGTCCGCCCGTTTACAACTTATTATAGTGTGTTGCGAGGGCCACGTTCCCTCATTTTAACACTGTTAATCAGTAAACCTATCAAGATATTTGATCTTTTCTAGAATTTTCTGATCCTTCAAAGCCCTCTGATATTTGTTATACATCAGATGCTTTACTTGATCCTCTGACAATGTATGATTCTTCAACCAATCTGGTTTGTCACAAGTTTCGAATCTTACATCATCTTTATATTTTTTGTCAACCCTTTTCATTTTCTATCCACTTAACGAAAAACCCTGAGACTTTTTAGTTTCTCAGGGTTCTTAGATGTTTAGATTACTAATAAATTTATTTGTAATCTGCTCCTTCTAGGAACCCTGACTTATACTCTGGGCGATCATTTTTAATGCTATTGCCACTGGCACAAATCGTAAATGTCGATAAAGCTTGCCACTGGCTAGACATAGGTGATCTTGTCTGCTTGGGCAGTGTGCTAAATTGATGATTTACCTTTGTTTTCATTTTCAATAAGTTTTCTATTCTGTTTTTTCAGTGCCTAGATTGCATTGTAGTTTATTTATCATATCTTGTCAATGACTTGTATTTTTAAATATACCCAATTGCAAACTAAGTGATCCTCTACTTTAACAAAGTTTGATTTTAATGTCAATCTTTGTTGTGTTGTATTTATACAACAAGCCAAAAAAAACATCATTTAAGGATAAATATCTAATAAATAGAATATAACAAGTATTAAAAATCTATGAAAACTATAAAAGTTGTATTTTATTCTCCGCCAGGTAACAGTGCTAACTATTCAGCATTAAATAATGAGAATATATTCGTAAATCCAACTCCATATTATTTGCATAGTTATTTCAAAGTAAATTATCCATTGTACAAAGATATGGTTCAGTGGGCACCTAGTATTATACATACTGCTACAAACCAAGAATTAATAAGTTATATCAAAGAACAAAATGCAAATATACTCTGTGTAAGCTTGTATTTATGGAATGTTAGAAGTATTTTTGATCAAATTAAGGCAGTTAAAGACTACTTTCAGGATTCAATCAAAATAGTAGCTGGAGGACCAAGTTGTGATGCTGTCAATCAAGACTGGTATACTAAATATCCTTTTATAGATCACTATGTCATTGGACAGGGGGAGAAAGCTTGGGCTAGTTTAGCACTAGACTTTATTGGCGCCCGTCAAATTTCTTCGGAAGATTCAAACATAGTTCATTTCATAAAAAATAAGGATGATATTAAATCTACTCAAACATCATACAACTATGAATTTGTTCGTGGTATTCATTTTAGCCCATATCGTGAATGTGAAGATTTAGTGGTAGAATTAATAGAATTTTATAAAACCAAACCAAATGTTAGTCTAGCCTGGATATATGAGACTAGTAGAGGTTGTCCGTTTCACTGTACATTCTGTGATTGGAATGGTGGGCAAAGTAATAAAACACAGAAGAGGAAAATAAATTTTTTAGACGATATTGATTTTATGGCCAAACATCAGATGTATAATTTATATCTAGCAGATGCTAATTTTGGTATGTGGGAAGATGATCTAGCTATAACTAAAAGAGTAATCGAACATAATCAAAATGGACATGAATTTAAATACTATCTTTATAACTTAAACAAAAATTTTAGTAACACTACTAAAGAAATATTAGAACTAATCATTAAGTATAAATTATCCCGCTGGTGGATAAAATTAAGCGCACAGGATGTTAATAAAGATGTACTTGATGCGATACACAGACCAGGAAGCTGGGAAGATCAGAAAAACTTTGCGCATTCAATGTATAGAAAATATAATGAATCACATGGATTAAAAAAGATTTATGTAGAAATTATAGTTGGGTTACCAGGACAATCACTAAAATCATATTTAGAAACATTAAATGAAATTTATAGTAATGGATTTGTACCTAGAAGTTACTCATTTCATATTTTAGTCAATGCTCCTGTAGCATATGATGCAGATTATAAAGAAAAATACAAAGTAGAAAGCGGAGTGGTATTTGATATCATTGATATGAAGCCAAAACAAAACTCAGTACTAGATGTTTATAATGCGAGTGACCCAGAGATAATGACTGAAATGGTTCTTTCTACTAGCACTGCCAGTGAACGAGATATCGTGACAATGATGGTGTTTGACCAATTATATCGAGCATTGTTAAGTAGAACTAAATGGCCGGCTTGGGGTTGGATAGATGTTAACTGGAAATATTTAAAAGCATTAATAGACAGATTAGTTGAAACTAATGATTTTAAAATTATTTTAGAAACAAGAATATCAAATTTTTCAAAATACAGAATAAACGCTATGGATAGTGCGAGTGGAAAAATTTTAGTTGGCTCGGCTGATATGCATAGTCTAGTAGCAAGAAATTGGGGTATAGTCGAAGACACTATGAAAGATTGTCCAGATAAAGAAAAATTTCTAGAGACATGGAGTGAATATAACTATGCTAAAGATTTCTTGAATTTTTGAAAATTGTTATTGTCTTTACCATACAAATATTATAATGAGATCAGTGACCAAAATCATAGGATCAGCAACATATACTATAAATCACTACGATGACGGAGAAGAATGTTATCATATAGTCAAAGAAGAGGCTGAGAAATATTGGGCTACTGCAGGAAAAAATAACAGTATTGAAAACTATCAGTTTGGTGAAGATGCTAAGCCTTGGTCACTTGGTCCTATGCTACTAAACAACGGCTTTGCTCATGGTTATTCTATACTGGCAGTCAATGACAAAGCCTGGGCCTTTGCAGGAGTTCGCAAACATACGGATGATATTGCATTGGTATTAGCAAGATTATTTTGTTTTTTTACTGTAAAACCCATGAGTTATGGTTTGTTGCTTCCATTTCACTTAGAGATTGCAAAAGAACATGGATACAAAAAAGCATGGACTACATTTAACTCATATAATGTACATCTATATAATACATGGATTGTTAAAGAATTCAATAGCAATAAAAAACACAAGCGAAATAATATAATGTATGAGGAAAACGATAGATTGATTTCTACTTCTAAATTTTTAGGTGAAGTAACACTTAACAACACCAAGCAAACTGTAATAGAGTGGTCTTTATGAATAATATTATTAGTTGTAAGAGTTAAGCTCTTGTACAAATGATATCTCTGGTATCTCTGTGTAGTCTGTTAAATCATTTTGACCGTGAGTATCAATAATTAAGTGCAATCTTGCCTCAGTTCCATTATTGTCAACCCAATGCTTTATTCCGCTATTAAAGAAATATACTGATCCATCTGCGGACATATGATACAAATAATCTCTATCACTTTTTTTAAAACCCATGACGACACCATTATTAGTAATTAATGGTATATGATATCTTACGATATAAGACGGGTCGTAATCAACATGTTGTTTGATAGAAAATCCTGAAGTCAAGTACGCTAAACGCACTCTTGTTACTTGACTTTTAAATTGGTTAAGTATATCTTCAAACGGACCAGTGACAAATTTGTTCCTGACTCCATAATTTAATTCGTCTGCTTCTGGTAGATATCTAGGATCATTAGGATCAAGTCGTTTAGTCCGTTCAAATATATTAGTACCATGCAGATTAACTTTACCACTTAATTTAGTTTCATCAAAATCAGTTAAGTACAGTTGCTTATACCTTTCACCTTCCATCACTTGTGCGTCTGTTTCAGTGAAAAAGTTAGTCTTGCAATATTCATTACTGATAAGAAAAGCCTGATGCTTACTATTTGCGCTATATTTGATATCGTTATATTTACTACCGTCTAATAGGTCATTATTTCTACAATGCTCTAAAATAGCATTTATATCAACTTTGATATTGTTTAATTTAGCAACTAGTGGTAATTGTTTTCTGTTTAGCATAATTGTATTTATAGTAGTATGGGTACTTTTAAATCTGTAAACCCCGGAGGAAAAATTCCGTCAGGTACACTAGAAAAATCATGATATTCTATACAAGTGCAGGTATCTTTACTAATAAGATATTCAATTCCATTTTTTTGGTTGTGGATCTTTTTATATGCAAAATTTTCACTAGCATTTTTTCTAATATCATCAATTTCTAGTTCAGTATCTTGGTCTCTTTTTGTATACAAAAAGTAACTATGCTTAATACTATGTGTATAATCGTATATAGTACTATTCAATACACAATCAGTTACTCCCATATATCCTTTAAGTGCATACTGTCTTGCAGGTAATGTTTCTTTGACTTCTTCTAGAAACTTACCGTCAGGTCGTGTTTTTTTATTAGTATACCACTCTTTAATATAAGTTCCGTCTATTGATCGTTTATGCACCCATACACTTGGCATAGCCAATGCAATACAATTGGGTTTTGAATGCCGCATTGCATCTTTGAATACTTCTTTAATTTGACCCTTATCATATAAACAATCTGTCATTCTTACATAATCTTCATATTCAGGTAACCAAAATGAGCAATAAAATATATTATCATTATAGTACCCTGAAGTAACTTTACAATTATCACTAAATTCTTTAGTAGTAGCTCGCATCTTATCTACCCATGTAGGATCTATATCAATATGAAATGGTATATCAGTATTTGGTCTAATATAAATCTGTGTGCGTTTTAATTTATATGTCATATTAACTCCGTTATAAACTGAATTCCTTCTGGTTGATATTTGATATCTTTGTATATTACCCCGTCAAACACAAACCAAACAAATACATGATTTTTGTAATTAATATAATGCGGGCTTCTAGAACCATCAAATCTTATACTAAAAATTTTATTATCCAATGGAACTTTGAAACTACCGTAGTTATAATTCTTGGCTTTGATTCTATCATAATCTAGGTACCATCGTGCGGGAAACAATTCCTCTTGACTAGTATAACAAAACTCAGGATTGTCATTACAATTTATATCAATGTACAATGGAATACCAAAACTCCAAACATTACATCTATCAGCATTTAACTTAGGATGTAAATGTTTTACTCCTAATTCTGCTCCTGTAACATTTGTGCTAAAAGTTAAAAAAGTAGTATGTACTGATTCAACATATTGTGAAATATATTCTTCTACCTTGTTAAACTTATCTTTCATTACATCGAATTTTGGATTATCGTTGAATAATATATCAAAACTTTCTATACCTGGAGTTTTGTTTGGTGCAAATCGTGTAGGATAACTTACAATATTTGGTTGCTCTGTGTTATCTAGTGCTAACCGGTTGATACGCTCAATATTTTTCTTATCACTTAGATATGCGGATCTTGGAGTAAATTCTTCAAATGCATTAATTAATTGTGGTTTGCTTACTTCAAACCATTCACGGTCAAATAAATCTCTGTTATAATCTTTGATCATAGTATTGCCTTTGTAGTGTTAACAATATGGTCGACTTCATTATCAGATAAATCATGTCTACATGGAATATGCAAAACTCTATCAAAATACTTATTAGTTGATTGTATATACTCCGATGCACCGGGGTAATTTCTAAACGCATCTAATAGATACATAGGTCTATGATTATAGTAGCTGCGAATCTTAGCATCTAATAAAGTTTTTTGTATTCTATTTCTATGTTCGGTATCTTTTGCAAGAAGCATATATGTCACATGATTTCCATTAACATAAAAGTCTGCATCATTATTTTTACCCAATTTATCATTATAATATAAACCAATCTGTGTTCTGCGTAGCAATTGTTCGTCAAATCGTTTTAGTTTTTCCGTGACAAGCATAGCACCCAATGCATGAAAGGGGAATTTTAGATCAGGTTCGGTTACATTGAACACTCCATAACCATATTGACCATCTAGATTTTCTAATCCGCAATATCGATGTCCCTTTATCCATTGAGTAGTTTCTTCATTACTAAAGATGACTCCGCCTTCACCTGCTGTCAGTGGTTTACCATAGCTAAAACTAATAATGCTTACATTTTCAGTATTACTGACGATGCAGTTACCGTTTTTATCTTTTACGCCATAAGCCGGGGCAGCATCTTCTATTATGTCTATTAACCCTTGCAATCGTTCAACATCATTATGTCTACTATTGATGTGGCAGGGAATTACAGCTTTTGGTTTTTTACCATAAAATTTAGTATCTAGTATTTCTAAGACACTATCAACATCCATTAAACCATGCTTGTCGGATCTACTATATATAGGTATTCCACCTGCTTTAATAATACTACTACCTATGCCAAAAAATGTGATGGGTGGCACAATTACAGGGTCATTATTTAGGTTCAAGTGTTTCAATGCTAAGTAAACACCGTTAGTACAACTATTGACTAGTGTAGCTGAACGGTTTGTTAACTTACTAAATTTTTTTTCTAGTTTGGGTATATGTCTGTTGTTGACTCCTCCCATTGTATCTAGTCTTTCAAAATATTTAGGCATTGCGGTCAATTCTTCTTTGATCTCACCGATGCTATAAATTTCTATCATGTTGTTTTAGTTTGTATTAATTTTATTATTTGATATCCAATGTCAATTTCATACCAACGCTCACCGATATTAGGTCTAGATTGAAATCTATGATGATTATTATGCCATCCTTCACCCCACATTAATAATCCTAAAATAGGATTATTAACACTATTATCAGGTACATTATATCTACGATACCCTAAGTATCTAGTATGACATACTGTATTGATTAAACTACCTGCATTCCACAAAAGAACAGCAGGTACAATATATAAAGTTAACACTGCCCAAACACCACCCATTAAAAATAATATCATAGCCCAAACTAAATTAATGTGCAAGTAATACTTGTGAAAAAATTGATGAGCTTTATAAGTTACTACGGGACTTTTTTTGATATTTACCGGACTAAACATTGATAAAAACTGAGAGCGAAAATAACCAAACATCATTGGACTATGAGGGTCGCCGTTTTTATCAGCATTTGCATGGTGTGAGCGATGTGCCGCTGTCCATGCAATAGAACTGCCAGTCAATCCTACTGTGGCACACAATGTTCCAAAATATTCAAAAAATTTATTTGTTTTGAAACTTCGATGAGTTAATAACCGATGGTATGTAATGCTCATTCCAATACAACCTGTAAAAAAATATACCAAAAAAACTAGTAGTATATCAGTTAAAGGAGGTAATGAAAGTATCCAAACTAACGCTAAGATATGTGCGATTAGTTGAATCAAAAAAAGATTTTTTGCAGTTAACATCATAATATTTATTATATACATTAACCACAAAGTTATAATTTTAAGTATATATTAAAAAGAGTCCTTAGACTCTTTTTGTTAAATTGCCACTTTGCCTATACTATGAATTACTGCTGCAATCCTACCAACCGCCATCAATTCTTGTGTAGTCATACCTTCTTTTTTGAGTAAGTCATAATGAGACTTTACACAAAAATGGCACTTACCAACAATACTTGCCGCTAGTGCATACATTTCAAATTTCTTTTTTGAAACGCCACCATGAGTAGCATATGCATTCATACGCAATCCTGCAGGAAGTCCTTTCATGCTACTGTCATCTGCCATTTCTACAAATGGATACCAAACATTGTTCATACCCATAAGAGCAGCCGCAGTTTTAGCAGCCTCTCGTTCTGCCTTTGCTTCGAACAAAGGCCCATTCATTTCTATTTCGTGTGCTAGTCTGCCGTTGCCAGCAGCAATTGCAGCAACATATGCACATGCATGAGTATCAATTTCGTCTAATCCGCTGCGATTTATAACAGCATCTAAATTAAGACGAATATCCTTTGCGTGATCAGGAATACTTTCTTTTACTTCATCAACCCAACTCATTTTTTTCTCCTTGTGTGTTGTGTTCAAATTGTTTTTTAAATATCATTTTGTTTTTTCTGCTAATTTTTTATATCCAGTATAAGTAGGGTGAACTCCATCATTACTAATATCTGTTTCAGGTCTATTGATAATGTTATCTCCGTATTCTTTAGCCACTTGTTCAACAACTTTGACCTGAAGGGGCTTCAGTTTGTTACTGGGCAACAGCCAAAACACTTTTTCAGCTTGTACTTTTGTTCTAAGTTTTCGAATGTTAGCTTCAGTATCAATTCCTTTATAATCGTTTGCACCTAAACTAATTATCAGTGTTTTAGTAGGTTTTAATTTGTCTAAATGCTGGGTATTCCAATCTTTAGAATTAATTCCACTTTTAGCAATAGCAGTGCATTCTTTGCGAATTTGGCTGACTCCTACAGCAATGCTATCTCCAATAATCATACATTCTAACATATCAATATTTCCCTGATGCCAATACAATTTGACAAATATGTTCTAATCGTTCAATATGTTCAAACGCACGCCATGGACTGGTGTCAATAGCAACAACACCATGACCTTTGATACCCACAATGTCGTAGGCAATATTACCGTAGTCATCTAGTTGCAAGTTTTCATGACAACGATCAGCAAGTTCTTGACTGATCGGTGGTACATCTGGGACATTGGGTGCTACTCGCGTATAACGACTAAGTTCAGGAAAATCATTGACAATAGTGCTTAGATCAATTCCGGCATGCATGGCCGCAACACAATAAGTTGGATGTAAATGAACTACAACTCTAACATCATTACTGTGCTGACCCATTGCTCTTTGTAACCCAAAATGTAGGGGAATCTCGCCTGAGGGCTTTAAGTTTTTACTGATATCAGTATAGTATTCTTCCTGCCATAGCAATCCATGAATACTAATCTTTTTAAATTGATCAGGCTGTAGTGTCTGCTTACGGACACCACTGGGTGTGATGTAAAAATGATCACGGTCGTGATGGCGAATTGAAACATTGCCATCACGACTGGTAATCCAGTTGCGTCTATATGCTTCAACCAATGTGTCGCAAATGGTTTCTAGCATTATACAGCCCTTAAAATAGATATCATTCGGGTGGCTAACTCACGAAACCATTGTTCATCATGACCACGAGTTGTTTCCGCGGCTACTCCGATACGCACACCCGATGTTTCAGCAAAGCTGCGTTTCTCACCCGGAACACCATTTTTATTAGCTATGATACCATTTTGTTCTAGACGGTCAGCATATTCACGACCACTAAGTCTTTCATTAGTCAAGTCTATAGTAAACATATGGCATTTAGTTCCACCACTTACTACATTAACACCTGATTGAATGAAAGCATCTGCCATTGCGTCAGCATTAATTCGTATCTGTTTAGCATATTGTTTAAACTCAGGCTGTAGTGCTTCGTAAAAACATTGTGCTTTACCTGCAATAATATGCATTAATGGTCCGCCTTGAGTACCAGGAAACACAGCACTGTTTATACGCTTGGTATGATCAGGATCATTCCATAATATTAATCCGCCCCTGGGGCCACGCAAGCCTTTGTGTGTTGTGGTAGTGACTACATCTGCGTGTGGGAACGGATTTGGATACTCACCGCCTACAATCAATCCTGAGTAATGAGCAATATCAGCTAATAGAATAGCACCTACACTGGCAGCAATTTCTTCAAACTTAGCCCAATCAATTACTTGACTATATGCACTGGCTCCAGCAATAACTAGTTTAGGTCTTGTTTCCCAAACTAACTGTGCTACTTTATCGTAGTCAATAAAACCATGTGAATTAACTCCATAGCTATGACTAAAAAACCAGCTACCACTGATATTAACTTTAGCACCATGACTCAAATGTCCTCCTGATGCTAAGTCCATCCCCACCACAGTGTCACCCATGTTCAAAAAAGCTTTGAGTACTGCTAAATTAGCATTAGCACCTGAATGTGGTTGTACATTAGCAAACTTGCAGCCGAACAACTTAGTAGCATACTCAATGGCAATGTTTTCAATTTCATCTACATTAGTGCAACCATTGTAATACCGACGACCCGGAAGGCCTTCGGCATACTTATTAGTCAGTATACTACCACATAGATCCATAACTGCTTGACTGGTATAGTTTTCGCTAGCAATTAGTTCAATTGTGTTAGTTTGTCTAATACTCTCATTGAGCAAAGCAATTTCAAGTCTTGGATCTATCATTGTATGCCTATTACAGTGTATCGCCACCTATTGGACGACTGCATGGGCATAGTTCACCAGTTTGTAATGCGTCAAGAATACGCAATGTTTCTTCTGGACTGCGACCAACATTCAAGTTGTTAACAGTTACATGTTGAATTTCATTATTTGGGTCAACAATAAATGTTGCACGGAGTGCAGCGCCTGCTGGCGCATAGAATACACCAAGTTGTTCAATCAAACTTACACCACCACGCTCTTCACCACTTTGATGACGGGCAGTATCAGCAAATTGAATGTGCTTAATCTTAGAAAGATCAGGGTGTGCTTTTTGCCATGCTAGTTTACAAAACTCGTTGTCTGTAGAACCAGTTAGCAATACTGCATCACGGTCAGCAAAGTCTTGGAATAACTTATCATATGCAACAATTTCAGTTGGGCATACAAATGTAAAGTCCTTTGGGTAATAGACAATTACTTTCCACTTACCTTGAAATGATTCTTCTGTGATAGTAAAGAAATCATCTTTACCTGGGTTGACGCCGGTAACGGCAAATTTTTCTAGTTTCTGTCCTACTGTTTTCATATTTTCTCCTTGTGTGTACAGTCTGTTTGAGTATAACATACTCATTAATATTTATACTACAAAAATGGTAATCAAGTATCTTCAGGTAACAAACCATTACTATGTTTGTCACTAATATGTTCCATATCTTGAAACAATCTTTTTTCTTGTGCTGTTAATTTATCTTTATGTGTCTTGCGTGGGTTGCCGCAAAGACCGCATTTAGGATTACCACAATCCATTGCGTGATGTTTTGCTAGACGATGAGGTTGTTTCGTTATTTTATCACCTGCACCATGTTGTTTGGCAATTTTAATTTGCCTTGCAACTGCAATATCTGTTTTATGTCTTCGTCTACTATTCAAAAATTTTGCTGTCTCATTGCTCATACTGTATCCCTTCATATGATTGAGTTGCTTATTTTGTGGATCGATGAATATTGTACTTTGATTGTTCTTTTAATTGATTAGAGATAGATTTACTAGCGGTTAAATTTTGTTGATTATACCAATGCTTTACTTTTGGTCCAGTCAATGACAAAACCTGATCTAGTAGTTTTTTACCTACACCCATATTTTTTAAATTTGCCATATTATATATTTTGTTGTTTAGATTTATAATCTTGTATTGCTGCTTTTATTGCATCTTCTGCGAGGATTGAGCAGTGGATTTTAACAGGTGGAAGAGCCAACTCTTTGGCGATATCAGAGTTTTTAATACTTCCCGCTTCGTCCAAAGTTTTTCCTTTGACCCATTCTGTGATAAGACTTGAGCTTGCGATTGCCGATCCACAACCGTATGTTTTAAATTTTGCATCTTCAATCAATCCATGTTCATTAACTTTGATTTGCAATCTTAGGACATCCCCACATGCCGGGGCTCCTACAAGACCAGTTCCCACATCTATATCATCTGGGTTCATTTTTCCAACATTGCGGGGGTTTTCATAATGATTAACAACTTGTGTACTGTAAGACATATGTTTATTTATTCATTATCTACTTCATCGATTACTATCCAACCTAATTTCAATAAATCTTCTCGGATTTCATCAGTAACTTCACTTTCACTAGCAAACTTAGTTTTCATGTAAAGATAATTTTCTTGTTCTTCTTTAGTAAGTTGATTATATTCTTCATCTGATAACTCGCCTCTTATTCCAGAACAATACCAATCCATATAATCTCCTCGTTCTCGCATATTAGCAACTATCCCCCCAGCACTACGCCAACTTGCACTCCAAGTCTTTTCTTGTAGTAATGGCCACACATCATTTTTAATAAAATCATTATTGCATATTGCAGCATATAGATTTTGTGCGTAATATTCATTTTCTTTTACTTTATCACAAATCCATTTAGTAGAACGAAGGTCATATTCCATGTTGTCTTTTTGCCATTCAGGATCTTGTTCTAGTTCTTTGCGTCGATCATGCAATGATTTAAAAAAATCAATCATGCCCTGTGCTTCTTCAATAGTCTTTTTACCTTCTTCGACTTGTTTTAGTTCACATTCAATTTGGAACGATCCTCGCTCCAGGCTACTTGCCATTTTAGTAGGATTATTCATATTACTCATTGGATTTGTTTTTAGATTGTTGGTTTGTTTTTGTTTTAGAATAAAACACATGCCCACCGATAGTAGCTACTTGCTTATATGGCCATAACGGATCTATATTTATACTATGGAAGAATAAAGTTGATTTAGGTACAACATCTTTGTGCTTTCCTAAAACCATGACTTCATATGCTACCTGTTCTGCAACTTTATAATTCCAATTATTCCTATTAGGCTCTGGTTTATTTTCACATACCCAACTAAATTGACAAATTATTCTATCATTGATTTTAGTTTTTTGATATACAACATTACATGGGTTGTTGGCGAAACCATATGCAACACGGTTCATTACCACTCTAGCAACTGCTGCTTGACCCAATAAACTTTCTCCACTAGCTTCATAAAAAATATTCTTTGCCATACATTTTAATTGCGCTAATTGTGAGGGCGGTAATTCATTGATTTTTGGCGGTGTAGGTACCACATGCTGATTTTCATCTATCTCTCTTGTTGTCAACAGTAAAACCAACACCAAGGATGCGGCAAAGAGTTTATTCAAAACACTCAAACTCATATTTGTCCTCCTGCTTAACTAAAAGCGTTTTTACAAGTTATCCCAGCAATCACAATTGCATCTAATAACTTCGTCAATTGCTTCGCTCACACTAGGTGTCGAAGGTAAGGTGATATCAGAAAAATAAACTGGGTCTAGTTCTGGTATTATATCAATATTTTCAGGATCTGCCAAGCTACCTGGGACAAGAACTTTGTTCTGTCTATATACTGAATCGTATGTATTAGTACTAGGGTTGTACACCCCATATCGTTCTGGCTCTATTAAATTGCCATTTTGATCAAGTTGTTTTAATACCGCGGGTATTGTTCCGGGTAAAACTCCATTTGCTACTAATTCTTTATTTTGTCTTTCGGTGAGAGTTTGGGAAATATTGTTATCTAATGGTACACCAATAATAGATAGTCTAGTCTGATTTCTAGTTTCTCGTAACATTCCCACTAATGACTGCCCACCAGCAGTTGATAAATCTACAATAGCCTCAAGTGTTTGTGCATACATATGAGGTCTGGTATCAGAAGCCATTGAAGGCAATGCATTCACAAAAGAAATCTGAGTATCGGGGAATTTTGTTAATGTACTATCTCTAGGAACTGGTACCGGAAACAATGCTGCTCCCCTAGCTTGTTGTTCTTTTGTTAACTGTGATCCTGTTATTTCCCATAAACTATTCAATTTTGTTGCTTTTTCAGAATTGTTGTTTTGTATATTTTGAATTTCTGTATTAGCTTCATCTATTAATAATTGAATAGCTGCTTCACCTGAAGGTGTAGATGGATCATTAGCTACTACCGCATTATATAAAGCTTCGTAAATTTGATATAAGCCCCTATTACCAGGTGAGCCTGCTTTATTAGTTTCTAACTCGTTTATAAGTGTTTTAATTTGTGTCCAGTCATATGGCAAACTGCTCATGCACCCAAAGAAGTCACTTAAAGTATATGTTCCGTTTGGTCCACTTCCTAAGGCAATCGCCGCTATAGCAGCATCTGTGCCAGATACATCTACTGGCACTGAAGTTCCATTGATATTAAGTTCCTTAGTAGTTTCTAATGTGCTTACTACTTGTGCAAATTTTTCTATAGGTATATTAGTTATATTTTTAATTTGCTGCATTGAAAAGCTAAATGCACCTGCGGCAGTAGCTATATCACTAGGTAATATACCATCTAAGTAAGATCCAAATCCCACTGCTGGTTGTTGAAATACTATATTTTGATCTGTAGCCATTATACTATTCCATTTGCAAACCAAACAGTTCTTAAGTATGTATCAAACGATATTTGCGCTGACCCACCAGTTATTGAAAAGTCTGGATTAATTTTTATTTCGTCTATTATCCCATTATATTTAGGACCATATATATATTCATTGTATTGGCGAACTATTTCTGCTTGCTTGATATCAGATAATCCTATGAATGCATTAATCACAGTGTCAGTAGGAGTAACAGATGCTATAGGAGGAGGACCTGCAGGGGTTATAGTTCCTATTTGATCTGCAACTGATGGTTGATTCAACTGAGAGTTGACCCCTTCATTAGTATAGATTAAATAATATGTTTTGCTATTTGTAGTAGTCTGTGTTAAATTATAAACAGGCACAGTTAATGATTGATAACTGTTTGGAAATAGTTTAAGCGGATTTAATAAATCTACTAATGAATCTAGATTGCTAGTTTTGCAATTTAAAGGGATTAGTATATCTAATAAATCTTGTCCCAAAATAATTGAAAAGGCTTGATATAACTTTTTCTCCTGGTCTTTACTTACCCCGATTAAGCCTGATAAAATCTGATTTATTTCATTAGTAGTTAATCCACATGAGATTAGTGCAATACTAAGTGATTTTGTTATAGCATTGTATTTTTGAAGTGTTAGTAACAAATTCGAAGGTAACCCAAATGTCGCAATACTAGACAAATCTATAGCTTTACCTAAATTTTGCAGGTCTTTACCAAACGCTAATGTAGCTAAATTTACTCCAGTGATATCACCTGTTATCAAATCATTGATGTTGCTATATGTACCATTTAAGAATGTCTTACTGTTTTGAAGTGTTTGAATAGTACCATTTTGAGCATTCATATATGATTGAGATATTTGAATGCTGTTTAAAAAATCTTTATATTCAGGTAATGAATCGTTATAATTTAATTCATCATATGCTTGCAACGCAAATAATCTTATATAACCATATCGTGTGCATTCATTACTAGCAGAATAGTTAACACCTCCCCAAGCAGATTGATTACCCAAGGGTCCTATATTATTGCCTACATATGTGTATGTAGATGCTTTTGCATCTCCTAATGCAGGTATAGAACTAGAACCTATGCTAATTAAATTGTCATATGTAGCAGAATCGATTCCTATAGTCCATGCTTCGTTTATAGCCTGTACTAGGTAATTTAGACAAGTATTATTAATAATAGTACCAGGAGTATAAGTAGATAAAGTTTGACTTTCACCTATAATTTGAGTTTCTACTGGGTTAATTCCTAAACCCTGATTTGATAATACAGAGCCTAAAACATTTACTCCAAGTGGACTTTGAACTCCTGAATTACTCATGGTACCTCGATATTAGGACTACCACTAGCAATAGAATGACCGCAAGTATTTCCTGAACCAATTCTTAGTACAGGCTTACCCTCGCAGAATACCGTAGGACTTCCATTTGTAGTAGTGGCATTTTTGTGTGGTGGGTGAGCCTTTTTACTCCAAGGTGCATGTGGGGATATTTGACTGGTGTGCAATCCTACTTTTTGCCCATTAGCAAATACAGTAGACGCGCCGTTCATTATTGTACCACCAGCTTGATTACTATCCCCCACACGACTTAATTTTGCCATATATTTAACCTAAAATTAATTTTTTCTCGGGTATTTTAATTCCAGTTGTAGCTTCAATGTATTTCATTTTAACATTATCTTCGGTTGGTGCAAATACCGCAATACTATTAGTATTTAGCTTTGTAGTACTGCTTGGATCAGCAGTAAATAAACTCGGTACTAAACCCATTCCCTGTGGGCCTGGGGCTACACTAACTGGTTCTTCAATTATTAAATAATCACCTTCTATTTTAGTTACTTTTGCAATCATTTCTTCACCAGAATTTAATTTAAAAGTCCACACTGTTCCTGTTTCAATATTCATTTTATTTCCTTTAACCTAATAGTTTTTGTTTTAACTCTGTGAATCCACCAATTAATTCGCCATCTAATATAATTTGTGGGACTGTTCTGGCAGTTGGAACTGCTTCTAATAATTCTTCTTTGGTATATCCATCTCCAATTTTTCGTTCTTCGAACGGTATACCTTTTTGTTTTAACAACTGTTTTGCTTGATCGCAATAGGGACAATGATATTTGCTCCAAATAATTGCTGTAGTCATATTATTCTTTCTTATAAGTTGGGTAATTCATCGTAATTCAAATCAGCAGACATAACTCCTATAACATAATTCGTACTCTCAGTTTCTTGTAGAGCGGATTGTTTATTAGAAGAATTAGTATGCTTATTGAACCATGGAATAGGGGTAGACTTAGGGGCCGGCTGACTATATTTAATGCCTATTTCATGAAGTGCATTTTTTGCAGTATAGTCTACAAAATCACATAATATATTTGCATTTAGCCCAATAACAGGACCAAACTTGAATAGATACTTAGCCCATTCTTTTTCTTCACGGATAACATCCATATAAATGTTATAAACTTCTTGTTTGCATTCTTCTGCAACTTTAGCAAAACGACTATCTTCTTTAACTACTTGGTTAATCAAGAAAGCTGTCCATTCTTTGTGCAGTATTTCATCTTGTAAAATTAAGCTGATAATGTTGCCATTACCGATAAAGATTTTGTTTTCAACCATTGCTAAACTTGTAGCGAATGATACCATGAAACGGAATGCTTCTAAGGCATAGCTTGCGTGTAGTGCTAGATAAATTGCTTTAATGTGTGCCGTTTCTAATACTGTTTCTTTTGTAAGGTCACTAATTTCTTTCAAAGAGTTTAGTCTATGTAAATCATCGTAATATTTACCTACACTACTTGCCATATCAACAATTTCGTTAGTGTCGTGAATTGTATTGAATACTTCTTTGGGAACATTATAGATGTTACGAATAATGTGACTGTAACTGCGACTATGAATATTAGTTTCAAAGAAGGTCCAGTTATAGACTAATGCTTCTAGTTCAGGTAAACTTACAACAGGCGTAAAGATTTGACTTGGGCCGCGCCCTTGCAAACTATCAAGAGCGGTTTGTCTTAATAAATTACTTGTAAAAATGTGCTTAACAGTTTCACTTGCATCTTTAAAATCTTGTGCATCTTTAGTTAATGATATTTCTTCTGGTACCCAGAAAAATCCACGAGCGGTCTGTTCGTATTTTACTAGCTTGTTATACTTAACTTCTTCAAATCGTTGAATAGTTACTGGTCCAGCTGGATCCAAGAACATTTTTCTTGATAAGTAGTCTGTTTTTGTTTTTAAATTATACTGTGCGTGTGACATGTGTTTACCTCAAAGTGTGCAAGCTTCGCAAGCTTCTTCTTCATCATAATTAATTTCTTGTAATGGTGAATTTATTGGATCCTCTGATTTAGAACCTTGTTTATTTATTAATGAGTAGTACAATGTTTTACCTCCCCAGTAATAAAAATTCATTAAGTTTTTAGCAATAAGAGTTGTAGGAACTTTACGATCATTAAAGTGTGCAGGATTATAGAATGTATTGGTAGAAATACTTTGATCTACATATACCTGTAACACAGCACTGGTTTTCAAATATGCATCACAATCTTTTTGTTCCCACATTAATTGATATTTGTTTTTTAATTTTTGATATTCAGGTACAACTTGTACAAATGATCCTGCTTTACTTTCTTTCACGGAAATCAAACTCATTGGCATTTCAATACCATTCGTTGAATTAATCACTACACTACTAGATTCTACAGGAGCAATAGCCATTTGTGTAGCATTTCTGACACCGTATGTTTTCATCTGATTACGAAGATTTTCCCAATTTAAACTTGAGTCAGGTGTAAAATCTGCGAGTTCATTTACTCCATTGGCTCTTCGTTCCCAAGGAAATATACCCTTACCATAATAAGTATTATCACTATCAATACAACGGCCGCGTTCTTGCGCTAGTTCTGTACTAGCCTCTGTAAGATAAAACGCCTGATGTTCCATCCAACTTTTAACTTCTTGTAGTGAGTCTTTTTCTCCGTATTTAAAATTGCGTTTAGCATGCCAGTATGCTAAGTTAGTAACACCTATACCTAATGGGCGAATTTCATCGTTAGATAATTTACTTTGAATGCTCAAGAAATCTTGATAGTCTAAAATGTTATTAAGACTGCGATGAAGAATCCTGCAAGCGCGGCGCATGTCTTCTGGATTACGGAAAGCTCCCCAGTTGATTGATCCAAGTGTACATAATGCAATTCTTCCTTCTGGATCATCAAGTCTCTTGAATGGTTTAGTGGGCAATAGTATTTCACAGCATAAGTTACTCTGATAAATGGTATGATATTCTGAATCAAATGGGCCTTGATTCATTACATTATCAATGAACACTAGATATATACGACCAGTGTCGGTTCTTTCTTTTAGAACTCCCCCTTTAAAAACTTCTTCAGCAGCTATGACTTTTTTTCTAAGTCCTTTTTGTTTTTCGTACTTAACATAAAGTTCTTCAAAAAGTTTTGTGTTGCTATAAAAAGCTTCATAAAGATCGGGTACCTCATTAGGATCAAAGAATGTTATGTTTTCTTTGTTTTTGAATCTTCTCCAGAAGAAAGCACTAAGCACAACCCCATAATCCATATGACGGACTCGGGTTTCTTCTGTTCCTTGATTGTTCTTAAGGACGATAAGATCATCAAACTGATGATGCCAAATAGGATAAAATACAGTAGCACTAGCATTGCGAATTCCCCCTTGTGAACAACTGCGTAAATCACCAAACCATTTTTTTAGAAAAGGGATCATGCCAGTGTGCATGATCTCTCCGCCCCTGATGGGACTACCAAGAGGTCTTAATCTACCGATCTCTAAACCTATGCCAGCGCGTTTACTGGCATATTTAGCCATCATTTCCCCGCTAGCAAAAATGCTATCAAGGTCATCATCACTGCGAATGAGAACACAGGAACTAAACTGCTTGGTAGGAGTACCGAGACCAGCAAGCACAGGAGTAGCCAAAGTAAATAAACCGTCACTAGCGGCGTTATAATATTCTTTGATATATCGCATTCTAGCACTGTTGGGTTCCTCTTTATGAAAGACAGTAGCTGCTGCGACCATGTATCTAATTTGTGGAGTTTCATAAATTTCCTTTGTTGAGCGATTTCTTACTAGATATTTTTCAATCAGTTGTTCGATTGCTGCGTAACTATATTGTTCATCTTTAGAATGATCAAGCATATCGTTCATCTTGTTCCAATCATCTTCAGTATACCATTCTAGTAATTCTTTGGTATACAATCCAATACTAACATTCTTTTTTACAATTTCGTATAGAGTTAGCGGTTCATATTTCCCGTAAACATCTTTGCGCAGCATTCCTAAACGCATTTTACCAGCAACATATTGATAATTAATATGACCCAAGTCTGGATTAGACTCTACATCAATTAAATCAACTATTGCTCGTAATGTAATTTCATCGATTTCTCGTGTACTAATACCATCGTAAAAGTGCGGATTACTGCGAATTTCAATCATTGATGGACTTACATCAGCTATCCCATTGCACACTTTTGCCACCTGAGATTGCCATTTTTCTAGTGTGAGTGTCTCTTTTGTTCCGTTTCGTTTTGTGACTAATATTTGCATGATTAACCTATATTTTTATTTTTATTTTGTGTAACATTTGCGTAGATAGTTATTTAGAATCAACTAAAACAGTAATTACATACATATTTTACATTATTGATATGGACTAATAAAGTGTTGTGGTAACTATTTGCTCGCCAACTTATTACTTTGGCAAGACTCCTAACACTGTGTTAGGTCATCAATCTTTATCAGTAACTATTACTGCTACTTTATCAACCCAAATCATTCTACCTAAACACGCTATATTCCATTTGGTTTCACCGTGTTCATGAGTGCATTCTGTAAAGGTTTCTCCAATAAGTCGAACATCTTCGGCTAGATGTTCGACTCCATTTTCGAATATACGCCACACTAATTTAGAACCATTATGTTTGGTATTAAATCTAATGTGGTATTTGTTCACTCTAATCCCATTTCTTTGCGGATCTTAGTTGCACTTATACTATGAGTTGCATCATCAAATACTTCTTGTTCAATTTTATAACCAACATCACGACCATATGTAATGTTCACAATATTAGGTACAACTTGAATATCGTACTGTCCTTGGTAGATAGGATCTAAATCTCTACGAATGAAAGATTTAACTTGTTCTACTGCAAACGGATTTGAATTATTCCACCCCTGACAGTCACGAATCATAATACAGACTTGTCCTGTCTTAGCAATTGCTCGTTCAAACAATTTGCGATGACCTGGGTGCCAAGGTTGCCAACGACCTAACATTTGAACAGTTTCTTTCTGCCAATCAAATTTAGGTCTACGACGATCTTCTAAAATATGATTACCTACGAATTCGACCCAATGCTCTGCGTTCTTTTCAGTAACTCTAAAATCATATAGATCGGGTGGTACAAATGCCTTATTAGTATCTTCGTATCTTCCTGCGTCAATTGTGTCCATCCAAATTGTCCAGTCTGCTTTAAAATTATGACGCATTTCTGGTAACGGCGCGACAAAATCACAAATTACAAATTCTCCCGAACATTTTACCGCAAACTCAAACATTCTAAGACTTTGACGAATTCTACCTTCACGACTAAAATCCCAATCGTTAAAACGCTTTCTTATTTCATCGGCGTTAAACCAATCAACTGAAACTTTCATTAATTTATGATCAGGAATTCCCTCATAATTTAACAATCTATCTGGATTTACTTTAAAAATATCTCCATTGTCTTCAAGATATTTTTTCAATCTTTCCGCAAAATAGGTTTTCCCTGAGCCAGGAAGGCCCATAACAAGTATTCTTTTTGACATTTTCACCTCTTATTGAATAGAACTGTCTGAATCGTTGACGCTATTTGCTGCTTGATATTGTTGCATTTGTGAACTTGCTTGCATTTGAATTGAATTCATTAGCGGAGCAATTGACTCATATGGAAGTTTGCCCATAGTAGCTAGTATCACATTTACCTGATCTAAATTTAGTTGTATGTTAAAAACTAATTCTTGATTTTCCATTTTGTTTTCCTTTAAATATTAAGTTGTTGCAATATAATTTATGATTGGTTTGATGTAGTAAAATTAAAAACCCTTATGATTATATCATAAAGGTTTAAATTTTTTTTAATTTTTGGTTATAGTTAAGACCAAATATTTTCAGCCAATTTTGCTTCACCAACCGTAATAGCAGTATGTAAATCAGAAATATCTTCACCAGAATCAATTATTTCTGAATTTGGAACTATCAGTTTTAAATGTGCAACATTTCTTTCAATATTACCTTTGCGTTCATCATTAGCAGGTTGTCCGTTAGTAAGTTTTTGAATTTCATCATTTATTACCCAAACACTATCTCGTGCTGCACGAATTGTTGCTTGAATTTGTTCAAGTGTTCTTGGTTCTCTTGCCATAAGTTTCTCCTATCTTATAGTATATTTATACCGTTTTAAATCAATCTAACATCATCACTATCTTCGTCTACAGTATGTCCAAAAAAGCTTTCTTTGGGTTTAACTTTTGAAATAGTGTCTACTGTTTCATCTGTCAACGGTACATCATCAATTTGTCTCCAAAATTCAGAATCTTTACACATATCTAAGATGTTTTTATGTAACACCTCTTCTGGTGGAAGTGCGGTTGATTTTACTTCAGAACGCACTTCATGCATGTCAGTGAACCCATAAATACTAGCATCATCTTCTCTGTGAACATTTACTAGATTTTTAAAATCATGATTATACTCAGGTTCTTTTAAGAACTCGTAAATCTTTTTCATTGTTTCTTTAGGTTTATTTACTAAATCTTTATATTCTACAAAATGTATGTTTGCACGATAGCCTTCAGCTAATGCTTTTTTCAACCCATCAAACGATTGTCCAAGAATACCCGGACCCGCAATAGCTCTGCATCTGTTTTCATCATTTATAGGAATTCCTTGTTGCACTAATGATTGATCGATAAAATTTAATCTTTCATTAACAATAACAGGATTTCTATTAATCATAGAAATAAATGATGCTAAAATTTCAGCAACATCACGCACAGGATAAAGTATTTTTGGATGCTCAATTTCAAAATATCCTTGAATATAATTCATTCTATGAACCCAACTGCGATTTTTTTCAAAAATTACAGGCTTTTCGATATCATAATAGTACTGGTCAATAACAGATGCAATTAAATTTTTACCAAAATCATACTTAGGATATGCCAAAAATAGTTCATCTTGTTTTAATGAGTTTTCTATTGTTAACATTGTAGGTACTACAGGAGAGCTTGGACCACAATAAAATCTTGGATTTTGATTTAATATAGCAGATAACATTGTACTTCCGCTTCGTGGAAGCCCAGCCATAAAATAATATTTTTTCTTTGATTGTGTCATTTTTGTTCCTTATTGTGAATCCACTGATTGTATGATTTCATTAACATTGAATAACTCTTGTTCTTCTTCGAATGGATATTCGATTTCGTTACCATTGAAGTCAAAATCAAATAAATAGCTTCCAGGCAACTTAAATTCATATGGTATTTTAGTGGTAATATTTGTATGCATATCGTAACCAAATACTTTAGGACTAGTACCATTCCACAATACTGTAGCAGGTCTATTCATTGCGGCTGCTGTATGTTGCAAGCAAGAATCAATTAAAATTCTTTTTTCACTATGTAACAATACACTAAACAATTCCATGGTTGTCAATGATTGTTGCTGTGTTGCAAAAATATGATTAGCACCTTTTAGTTTAGGTGAATTTAGTTTAGTAACTTGATAAATTGTATAATCTTTTTTATAATGATCTACTAGTGCTTGCCCTACATTTTCTGGCATATCTCTAGTCCATGCATAGGGTTTAGCATCGGTAGTCATCATGCCACCGTTAGTATGCAATACCATTATTGGCTTATTTCCTTTAACCCAAAACTTTTTAGAAATATCATACTGTAATTTATTAAATTTAACTACGGGCATTTCACCTTTATATTCTAAATTATATAGCTTAGACCAGTTTTGAATTAGTGGTAATTTTTTATGTATATGATCTGTAGTATAGTATGGTTCGTGATGAAAAATCAACGAGTCTTTTTCATGGACATAATTTTGATAAAAGTAACTAGTGTTGCCCAATTGATAAACTCTGTCAACAAAGTCTAAATTGTTGAATATTTCTGGATAAGCACAAACTATAATTAATTTTCTATCTGGGTTATTATTTTTAATTACTTGAGCAACAGCAGTTGAGGCAACATGTTTGCCTATTCCACCCTGCACATGAAAAATACAATACTTCATATAATTCTTTCTTTGAGAGACATTTATTTATGTTCGTTCTAGTACAGTAAAACCATTGTTGTTAGTTTTGTGTATTTTAAATTTCCAATGTGAGTTTTCTGTCATAAACTCTATAATTGCTGTCATCAATCCCTTTTTATCAACATTGTCCTCTCCCCTTAACCCAAAAGTATATGTGTCATGGAATGCTATGTATTTTTGTGCTTTGTTTCCATGTAATGTTAACTCTTGCTTTAATTGGTTATATGTATGAAGTGTGTCGATAAACAATAAATCAGTCTCATCTATTTCTATGTTGAGTACATTTTCTTTAATGTAGTTTACATTTTTTCCCTGTTGTTTCGCTAAATCAAACAGTTTTTTTACATGTTCATCTATAAAAATATCAAATGATAATAATTGAACATCAGTATTTAAAAAAGCTCTGGTACTAACACCCGTTCTTACACCCATTTCAACTACCGTTTTACATTCTTTAGCTAAGTCATATAAAATATGTACATTTTCATTGATATCGCTAGGTGTCTGTGTTGCTCGTTTATATTCTATTTCAAACATATTTTTAGTTTCTGTATTTTGATTCTTTGCTACTATTTGTCTAGGAAGATCCCAGTGTTCGCTATCTTTAAAATGGTTGAATCTAATAAAATTCTTTGAATCTAATTCAATTCTTTTAGCTATCTCACTATGAGAATCAAGTTTCTTGATAGTTTCAGAAATTGTTCCCTTAATTTTATTTGAATTTATTGCGTATACATTTTTTGACCGTTGTATCAAATAATCATCACCGTACCAAATTTGGTATAAACTAGGAATAACATTATATGATTCTCTTAACATGAACATACAAATACCAAAAGCCCAAGCTTGTCCACCAATGGGTTTATTTATATCATAATTTAATTTTACAATCTTTTCTTCAGTTGCTATGAAATCATCAATCTTATAGTTGTTTTGACGACCTCTAAGATTCACTCCAATAATATCATTGGGTTGTATATCAAAATCAATAACCATATCAAATACACTATCTGACACCGTAATATCATCATTAATTAATGACAATATTTTAGATGTTGATCTATAATATCCTTCGTTCCATGCTGGATTTACATAAATGTTTTTGTTATATGAAACTAAATCTATTTTGTGATGATTTAGTATGTTTGCGTTGGGTCTATGTGATTTATTATTATCTATGATAATAATTTTATTAATTTGTGGGTGATTTGTATAAGTTTCTAAACTATCTGTAAAATTATTACTCATCCACATTGTGGGGATAACAACATCTATCATAAATTATTTTTTAATTTAAAATCACCTTTATACATTTTGTTTCCAATGTGTGATACAGTGTGATTAGGATTAAGCCAAATATTGTAATTCAATTCTTTTATTTTACTACTTAGTGTGATATCTTCGCCAATAAAGTCACCGTTTTTGTAAGTATACTCGCAAATATTTTTTAGTTTTTTATTCCTAAATGTAAGTTCGGTATTAGATTCCCACAAATCTACGATAACTTTTTTAGATAATTTTAAAAATCCCGTACCACATTTTTCTATTTTAATGTAACCATCTTGGTAATCTTTTTCAAAATTTTCAGTTAACCAAACATTAAATGTAATTTCTTTGTCACCTTTATTTACTACTGGTACTGTAATAACATCTTTATCTGATTTGATAATTTCAATTAAAGTGTTAGCATCCCAATATTCATCATCGTCAATAAAAATCATTGAGTCATAGTTTTCTTTGTAGGCTAGTGCAAACAATTCATTTCTTGCCATTGGTAAAATACTTTCATTAGCCAAAAAGACACAGCGAATATTCAAATCATTTTGTAATCCTAATTTAATAGATTCACATAAACTATGGACAAAATAAGCATCTACTTTTTGGTCGAGACAAGGTGTGGCAATAAGAATATTTTTCATAAAAACGATAGTGAGATTGAAGTATATATCAATCCTACGACATATAATAAAAATTATCTTGCTTCCAATGCTTCTATTCTTGATTTTAAGTTGTCTACTTCTTGGGATAATTCATTGACTGCATTAACTAATACTGGAATAATATAGTCGCTAGTTAATTGCAATTTTTCCGGATCATCCGCAGATACAATAACTGGACTATCACCTTCAGCGGATAGAACATTTTGAGCACTAAATCCGTATCTTCTTTTACCTTGAATATCAGTTAAACATCCTGTCGCACGGTCTTTAAATGCATATTCAATTGTTTCAAGATTCTGCAAGAATCCTCGACCATGCGGAACTCTTCCAAATATACACTTATCTCTACAATCGGAAACAGCAGTCCAGGCAATTTGTATTTGAGCACAAGTGTGAGCATTGTTGCCCATAATGATACGATTGCTTTCTGAGGTGATGAATGCTAATCCAACTCCTGAAGTACCGGCACCACAACCAAGTAACAAATTGTTGCTGCCGTTGCTGTAGTTACCAGCACTACAACCAATGAAGATATTGAAGGAACCACATGTGTTGTATCGACCAGCACAAAAACCCATGAAAATGTTGTTATTACCAGTGGTATTCCTGCATCCAGTATAGCGACCAAAGAAGTTATTCATGCAGCCAAAAGTATTTCTCTTACCAGCATACATTCCAAAGAAGTTGTTGTGATTACCGACCGTGTTATATTCACCAGCTTGCCGACCAATAAAGTTGTTGTTGCAGCCGGTGGTGTTGCAGCAACCGGCACTGTTTCCAAAGAAATTGTTGCTGCAGCCAGTGGTGTTGCATAACCCAGCCCTAAAACCAAAGAAATTGTTGTAGTTGCCAGTGGTGTTTCTGAAACCAGCACATCGACCAAAGAAATTATTATAGCAGCCAGAAGTGTTACTGCAACCAGCACAGAAGCCAATAAAGTTATTATTGCAGCCAGTGGTGTTGTAGCGACCAGCAGCATTACCGATAAAGTTGTTATGGGATCCGAAAGTGTTTGCACGGCCGGCATAATAACCGATAAAGTTATTATTGCAGCCAGTGGTGCTGCAGGCGCCAGCAGATTGACCAGCAAAGAAGTTATCATTTCCACTACCGCCTGTACCACCTATACAACTTACAATATTTCTTGTGCCACATACATTGAACGCGCCAGCACCACCGCCTCCGACGGCAACACCATTTACTGTTAAACATCCACTACCACATACCTGCAAGCAGTTAGTACCTGCTCTTAAGTGAATCATGTTTTGCAATCCAGCAGTACCTGAATAACTACCTATGAT